AATGTGGTAAAATTTGCAGGATCCACTTGCGCGGGATTGAAAGGAGTGGCGCCGGAGAATTCTCCAGTGTTACCAGCTTCGTCGGTGCCGATCTTTTTCCAATAAGTTTGTACAACTACGCCGTCTAGTCCAGTGACGTTTTGTTTTTTCAAGCCAGTTAACTGCCAAGTATAGGTGATTGCCATACAAGAATCCTCTGAAATATACAGATATTTATTGTAGCTTACGCTCTAGGCTATCTACCTTGGCTGACAGCTCTTTGATGGCTTCGATCAATAAGGGTATTAATCGTTCATAGTGTATGGTTAGGTATTTTTCGTCTATGGGCGCTGGCTTGACAATTTCTGGTAGTATTTCTTCAACATCCTGGGCGCTAACACCAACTTCTCTAATGGGTCGATAACCTAGTTTCTGTGCTGTTTCGTTGGCTTCATAGTAAAACCCTCGAAGTTTTTTAAGTTTAAGCAAAGGTTCTTCAATAGTTCCTAGATCTCGTTTAAGCCGCATGTCCGAATAATAGGCCGTGATGTTGTTGGCCGCACGAATTTCGCCGGCTACATTTATGGATACACCAGCTGCTGGATCCACATAATACGCACTATTAGAACTGTCATAAAATACTGTAGCGTAGCAGGCGTTACCAGCGTAGATACTTTGAGTATAATCCCAACTTATAGGCGGTGTTCGATTTGTAAATCCACCATAACCACCCCAAAGAGCTATATCACCAAAGCTAATACCAGTAGAGTAGTTAGCCCATGATATTTCAATTTCAAGTCTTAGTCCGTAATTTGGTGAATCATAATTGGCTGCAGCACAATTCATCACATGATACCCAGGCCAGTCGCTGCACCAGGCACTAGTGTATTGAAGATTCCAAGTAGTGCCATTAGGAGATGTATAAAGTAAAATCCTAAAACTATTACCGTTAGTGGAGCCAGCAGTAGCTAGATTTTGATAAAACTTATACCCAAAATTGTTCCAGGTAAATCTTACTTTACTGTATGCGTTATACCCTATACCGAAACCCCCGAAGGCATGGGCAGCTAGGCCTCTAAATGTATCTGTTGGAACTGCGCCGCCACTGACCCATGCTGAGCCATTCCAAACTTCATAGGTATTAGGAGCATTAAATGCAAATAAATTAACTATTTGATTAGGTGCTAATACACGTTGCCAAAACGAACCTTCAAGTGCACCGTATCTGTTGCTGTAATTAGGAACTATGTCACCATCTATAGTTAAACCATTGATATAACTAGTACCACCTAAACTTAAATAGTGCGAATTATCATTGTTCATGTATAAAGCACCATTGGGTAGTTTCCTTAAATCCCACCCGCCCCAGTTGCTATTTAAAAATCCATATCCAGTGCTATCACCGTAAAGTTGGCAGCGCCAAGTATTAGAGCTATCATACATGGACAGACCTACACTTGTGCCGGCACTACCCCTAAGGTAAAGATTTGATTGGTTGTTGCCATAATAAAAGTATGGCCCAGCTGTGGCTCCACTGTTGAACCTCACTGTGTTTAGAGAGGAAGTTCCGGCAGGATCTAAATAATAATTAGTGTCATTGGAATCATAGAAGATTGGTGCTCTATGGGATCCAGTTACTTGCATGATGCCGCTATTATCAAGGAATCCTGGTTCGGTCCAAGATATGCTTCTTCCTGCAGCTCCAGAATTATTAAACCAAAAATTAAATCGATTAGTATTACCAAAATTTAAATATAATGCTGTATCAGCCGAGGGAGCATACATTACACCGGTAGATCCAGAATGTCTTACGTTATAACCTATCCCGGCGTACCATCCGCCACTGTATCCAGCTACTAGTCCCCGTCCTTCAGACGGAGATCCTAAATTGACATTATATGTTCCGGTGCTATCATGAAAATTATTTGCTCTAGCATTGTTTAAAATACTAGTACCAGCAGGATTTACATAATAAGATGTGTCGTCAGAGTCATAAAAAATTGGCGCTCTAAAATCTGTATTCGATAAACCTGTTCCAAATACAGTTATATTCCTTGAGCTACCTGTCACAGTAAACATTTCACGACTATTAACATAGTCATAAATTGTAAAATCTTTATATGTTCCAACAGCACCTCCCCAATTTAACCCCAAGATTCCATAATTACCACCATAAGCATTAGCTACAGTAAAATGTAAGCGAGAAGCTATGCCAACATCACCGGACGTATGGAATGAATGTTGTGGACTGGCATTACCTATACCCAATCTGACATTAGCATTATCCCAGACCAGGTTAGCAGATCCTGCCAGGCTGCCACCATTGTTGTACTGTATCTGGCCCGATGAACCACCAATGGTAACGCCACTGACAAAGGCTGAACCATTGGCATAAAACAAGCTATTGGTGTACACAGCACCAGCATAGACATTGCCTGCAATGCCAGCACCGCCTGCGACCTGTAGTGCACCCGACACAGTGCTGGTACTCACCGTGGTATTGGTGGTTCGCAGTATGTTACTGGTATTGCCATCGAACACTGGCGCTGTGGTACCTGTGCTGGTCACAGTTTGTAGTTGACCACCTGAGCTGTGCAAGGTCACTGCTGTGTTGCCGGTGCCCAATTGTAAACTGTGCACCATGATGGGCATCATCACAGCAGCATTGGCTGCTGAACTAAATGTCACACCGTTGGCAGTGGTCTTAATAGCAGTGCCACCTAGATCAATGGTGTTACCTGACAGGTAGAGATCACGCCAACGCAGTGAGCTGGTACCTAGGTCATAGGTGACATTGGCCGCAGGAATCAAGTGCTGATTAATAGCAGTGTTGGCCGTAAGATTGCTCAAGCTTCTGTTAGCGCCGGTGCTGCTGCGTGTGGTGGTTTCCACCCACTGTGTGCTGGTGCCGTCGTTGACATAGGTAAACTGCACCAAGGTTTCGCTGTCAATCCAGCGATCGCCTATGTTAGCTGATGTGGGTGCAGTGTTGGCATAGTAAAATGTCACCGGTAAGTCGGTGATACCACCACCGCCGGCACCACCTGAAATAAAATCTGCCCACTCGCCACCAAAATAAGCACTCATCTGCCCGGTGTCGCTGTTGAGCCATAAACTGCCCACTGTGGTAGTTGTTGGTAGTGTGTTGCTCACAGTCACAGTGGCTGAGCCGGTGGCTCCTGTGGTCCAACCAGATCCATTGTAGGTCCAGGTGCGACCACCAGTGACTGTGGTCTGTCCCTGAGTCGGCGAGTTTGGAAATACTATGGGCATCTATCTATTTAGCAGCTTGAATCAGTGGTTCCAGATCCTGGTCGGTCCAGTAGGTCTTGGCCAGCATGATGTTTAGGTGCTCTCGGTTGCGTCTTAGACAGTCAGCCCAGTCACTTTCTGACATGCCCTCGGGTCGGCCAGCATTTATTAGATTTACTGAGTCCAGGGCTGCGCTGTAGTGGCGAGCGATTTCTTCGGCGGTGGGTTGTTCTGCGGGGTTTAGGGGTTCTGTCATTTTTAGGCTCCTTTGATGGACATTAGTGTTTGACGCACGGATCATTTGCTGGATCGTATTCTTGCCATGACCCATTTACCCACTGAGGGTATTTTATCCCGTCTGGGATGGGGATACTGACAACAGCAATAGTATCTGGCGTGTTATCAGGAGCGTTAATAATTTCTGGGACCAGTGACGAATTGAGAATTGTTTTTGACATTTAATCCTCCTTAGATTGCCCAAGAAACCGACCCAATAATGTTTGCTTCGTAAATATAAAAACTATTGACATATGTTGTGTTTTTGGCTTGAAGATATAAAGTTCCATTAGTAACTCCATTATTTGTCAACTGGAACGAGAGATATGATGATGATGACGCTGTCTGCATTGGGGCGTCACAAACAGCAATCAGGTTACTGAAGTCTGAATACGGAGAGCCGTTGTGGCGCACAACAGCCGTTCCATACACAGTCCAATGCGATGCCGCACCATTTTCAATGGCCATGATTTTTAAGGCTATCCATACCGACTTATCCACAGATGAGTCGATAGTTAATAGCGTGTACCAACTGTTTATGGCCGGTGTGTTTCCTATCTTATAAGCACCCCCGTTGTACGATCCGTTGGTGGAAAGCGACCCTGGGAATATACCGGCACCATTACTGCCCCACCATGCCCTCGGATTTCCATCCCCATCCGACAGCACGATGTAGTTGCTGAGAGTGCGGATGTCGAGCCCACTTTGGTTGCCGGTGTACATTCCAAGGATAGTGTTCTTGGAACCTGTAACTACATAACCAGCTGTACCACCAACAAAGGTATTAAACCCGCCTGTGGTTGAATAACCAGCAGTATCCCCAATAAAAGTGTTATAATTACTAGTTAGATTGTAAAATCCAGAAACTCGACCAATGTAGGTATTTTGCGCTCCTGTGGTAGTGCTATATCCAGACTGATACCCCACAGCAGTGTTGTTAGAGGCACCTCGCAAGTCATATAAGGCTTTGTAACCAACTGCAACATTGTTTTCATTGGTACCAGTGGTCGTGTTATAACTAGCCATTGCCTCTTGGCCGACAGCAACATTATAGCGACTAATACCAACTGTATTGTATGGAATACGCAGTGCAGAGGTACCAATTGCTACATTGTAGTGTAGCAGAGCTGTAGTGCTGTTGTCTGCTGCTAATGCCTGCAAACCAATTGCAACAGATTCGGTTGCATCTGCTGTAGTAGCGGAAGTCATATACATGGCCCGAAAGCCCACTGCTACTGTACCCACGCTCTCTGTGTCCGATCCGTACCGAGCCTGATAACCAACAGCAGTGTTGTTAGAGGCGGTGGTGTTGGAGAACAGAGCCGCTCGACCAACCGCAGTATTTGAACTTCCTGTCAAGTTGTAAAACAGTGAGTCGCTTCCAAAAGAAGCGTTTCCACTTGCGGTTGTCGTGTTGTACTGCGATGCATATCCAAACGCATCGTTATACGTTCCTGTGTTATTAGCAGTGAGCGCCCTATCCCCAACCGCAGTGTTACCCACACCAGTTGAGGCGTAAAGAGCCTTATTGCCAACAGCGGTAATTGTACTATTCTGGTTGCTATACGCCGCCTGATACCCAACAGCAGTGATATTTACACCAGTAGTGTTGCTGTAACCCGCCTGATAACCAACAGCAGTGTTGTTAGAGGCGGTGGTGTTGTTAAATAGCGCAGCTGAACCAATAGCGGTATTTAATGCTCCAGTTGTGTTGAAATACAAAGCAGCATAGCCAACTGCGGAGTTGTCTGATGCAGTAGTGGCTGAAGCCAGCGCTCTGTCTCCCAAAGCACTGTTGTAGTTTCCGCTGGAGTTGGTAGTCAGGGCCTTATAGCCAAACCCAGTATTGTTGCTTCCAGTATTTGAATACAGTGCTTGGAAACCAAACGCCGCCAACTTTGTTCCGGTAATGTTAGTGTATGCAGATTGATAACCAACAGCCGTGTTTTCAGAGGCAGTGGTGGTGGAGTAGAGGGCTGCATAGCCAATTGCTGTATTAGATGAACCTGTTGATGAGCCATTTACACCGTATAAGGAACCTGCACCAATAGCTGTGTTAGTTGATCCGGTTTGGTATCTGGCTGTATATCCGCCAATGTAAGTATTATCAATTCCAGTAGTAGTGGAATAACCAGCCACATTGCCGATCATCACTGTGGAGAAATTATCAGCACCAGTAGATCGACTGTAACCAGCTTGATACCCGATAAATGTTTGGTTTGCTACTGTTGTATTACTGTAACCCGCCTGATACCCAACAGCGGTGTTGTTGGATGCTGTATTATTAAGCAATGCCAATCTGCCGACAGCCACGTTATATGATCCACTGGCTGTGGACTCTAATGCAGACTGACCCACACCAACGTTGGCAGTTCCGGAAGTTAGTCCGCCAAGAGAGTTGCGACCGATCGCAGTATTGTTAATTCCAGTAACAATACCAGAGCCCATTGCGTTTTTACCAAATGCTTCATTGTAACCACTTGTACCTAACGCATATGCGCCATGACCAACAGCAGTAACATCAACTCCGCTACTGTTTGCAGCCAACGCACTCGCACCCAAGGCAGTGTTGGTAGCCACAGCACCTGCACCACGGCCTATGGTGATACCATGGACATTTAATTGATTACTGGCAAATGTTAGATTGGCACTAGCAGCAGCCACACCCGCTGAGTTATAGATGATCTGCGTGTCTGCGCCGGCTATGGGTCCGGCAGGTCCGGTACTGCCCTGAATGCCAGTGGCACCTTGACTACCAGCGACGCCAGTGGCTCCCACAGGTCCTAGATTGCCGGTAATACCAGTGGCGCCGGTGGCACCCTGTGTGACTGCCTGAGCTTGTACAGCCCAATTGGTACCTGTCCAGACCCATACACGACCCTGTGTGCTATGAGTTTGGTTTGTGGTAGGATTACTAGGAAAGGTTATTGGCATAATCTAGTATTTAAGGTAATATCTGATCTAAACTATTACGGAAAATCTGCGGATTTTCAGAATCACACCAGGCTCTTAGGCAATTTATAAAATTTTCGAGTTTTGTTTTTTCTTCTGTGCTTCTAAAAATCACTGACCCCTCAGTTTGGGAATGTGCCAGCATTAATCTGATCTGCCAGTCAAAATTTGTCATCATTTTTCTCTTTAACCTAAAGCAGTCACAGTCGCCCATCCGCTTAGGGCATAACCAGCGTTATTTGTAACAGTAATAGTTGTGCCACTTACTGCAAAACCTATCTGTGCATTGGACACAATTACCGTGATGGAGGCGTTAGTGTTAGATCTACAAGAAGCAAGTGCCAGGGCGTAATTCCCAGTGCTCTCGAACTGCACCGCAATCAGTACCATTTGGCCGCCACGGCTGTTTGCCAAGTCAGAAGACCAAACTGTCTTGGTTTGACCTGTATTCCAGTTTTGAGCAGTTTGAGTGCCGATTGGCTTTTGAAAAAAGTCCCATAAACCAGAACCGCTCTTGTCGTAACGAGCGCCGACATTACCATCTCCGTCACTCAAGACGATGTTGTTGTTGGCAGTGCGAATGTCTAGACCACCTTGGTTGCCGTTGTAGCCGCCAATAATGGTGTTCTTGGAGCCTGTGGTAATAGTTCCACCTGCGTAATATCCAACAAGCGTGTTAATTATTCCTGTTGTCAGGCTATAACCAGATTGCGTTCCTATTGCAGTATTAAATGCGTTTACGCTGACCCCAGCGGCAGATGTATAACCTGCTTGATAGCCAAAAAACGAATTGTATTGACCTGTTTGATTTGTGTATCCTGCTTGATATCCAAAGTTGGTGTTGCTTAAACCAGTAGTATTGTTATACCCAGCCTGATACCCAACAGCAGTGTTGTTAGAGGCGGTGGTATTTTGCCACAATGCACCAGTACCAATTGCAATATTATTTGAACCAGTGGTATTAAGTCTTAGAGCAGGATTTACTATTCCATCATACCCACCTATGCCAACATTATTACGACCAGTGGTATTAGCATACAATGCCCCTTGCCCAATGGCAACTATTCCTTCCCCGCTTACATTTCCATAAGCAGCTCCTAGACCTATTGCAATGTTTGAACCACCATTAGTTGTTGTAGTCTGAGAATACAGAGCTTGATGACCGAGTGCCACATGCCCGCCTGATACTTGATTGCTGTACAGAGCTTGATAACCAACAGCAGTGTTGTTAGAGGCGGTGGTGTTGTTAAATAGAGCACTGTGCCCCAAACCTACATTGCTTTCACCAGAGGTGTTGGAAAACATTGAATTTGTGCCAACAGCAGTGTTGTAATTGCCTGTATTAGTGTAAAGTGCACGACGCCCAATACCGGTTACACCTGCACCATTGCCATTATAAATTGCTTGCCAACCAACAGCAGTAATACCTTCGGAGGTGGTGCTACTGTAAGCAGCTTGGTATCCAACAGCAGTATTTTGAGAGGCGGTGGTGTTGGAAAAAAGAGCCGCTGCACCCAACGCTACGTTGTAATTACCTGTGGTGTGATTCCTAGCGGCATAGCCACCAATGAACGTGTTGTCGATGCCAGTAGTCGCAGCACGGCCAGAATAAAAACCAACAGCCACAGAGCCATAGTTTTCTGCGGCATTGTGCGTGAAGTAAGCATCACGCCCAATCGCAACAGCATATCCACTTGATGCTTCAGAATACAAAGCGCCAACTCCAACAGCTACCATGCTTCCGGCAGTAGCGTTGGAATAAAGCGCCTGATACCCAACAGCAGTGTTGTTAGAGGCCGTGGTGTTATTTTGGAGCGCCCAGCTGCCGAGCGCCGTGTTGTAACTGCCCGTTGTATTGGCGTACATGTTGTCGTGACCAATACTGGTGTTATGCTGACCCGTTGTGTTGAAGGCCAATGTCTCTCTACCAACTGCTGTGTTTAGGCTTCCAGAGGTGTTTCTGGTTAAAGACAACTCACCAACACCCGTGTTGTATGCCCCGGTCGTATTTGCCGCTAAAACACTAACACCCAAGGCCGTGTTAGTAGCCACAGCACCTGCTCCACGACCTACAGTGATGCCATAGAAAGTCCAGTCTTTGGCGGCGATTCCGTTTCCATTGCTGTCCGTAGCAAGAAACTGAGTTCCGTTTGCCAGCTGGTAGTAGAAATTGTCGCCCTTAAAGTAGTTGGCAGATGCGCCACCATTGCCAAGGCTCATGGCCCAAGTACTTGCTCCAAATGTGCTTGCTGAGCTGTTATACAAGCGACCAATAACGCTGAAAGTTGTACCGTCGAAGGTCAAGTTAGCACTGCCAGCAAATGCGCCAGCCAAGTTATACTGTACATGGCCGGATGAGCCGCCGGGTGTGGTAGCTACCACATTTCCAGACGTAGCCACTGTTTGTAGGCCAGTGGCAGTGGCTTGCAGTGTGACCACATTACCCGTAGCACTGGCTATCTGTAGGCTGCTCACAGTCAGTGGCACCGCAGCAGCAGCATTGGCTGCCGAAGTAAAACTAACTCCGTTGGCTGATGACTTGATAGCAGTGCCACCTAGGTCAATGGTATTGCCTGACATGTACAAATCACGCCAGCGCAGTGAGCTAGATCCTAGGTCATAGGCCAAGGTCGACACTGGTGTGACATTGCTGCTGACTGCAATCAAGTCCACTGTGCTCACTGCGGCCCAGCTGACGCCATCCCAGGTCCAGGTACGTCCGCCAGTGACTGTGGTCTGTCCCTGCGTTGGTGAGCTTGGAAACGCTATAGGCATCTAGTTATCATCCAGCAGCTTGAATCAGTGGTCCAAGATCTTGATCAGTCCACCAAGGTTTGGCTATCATGATCTTGAGATGCTCCTGATTACGTGCGAGTGTGTCAGCCCAGTCACTTTCTGACATGCCCTCGGGCCGGCCAGCGTTTATTAGGTTTACTGAGTCTAGGGCTGCGCTGTAGTGGCGAGCGATTTCTTCTGCGGTGGGTTGTTCTGCGGGGTTTAGGGGTTCTGTCATTTTAGTTTCCTTTCAGAGTTGCAAGTTCGGCTTTCACCGAGTCAAGTTCAGATTTAAGTTCCTTAATGGCGGCTGTTAATGTAGCCACCAAGAAAGAGGTGTCGATGCCTTGGTGGACAGGGTTGCCGTCTGCGTCTACTGCGTCTTTTTCACCAGTGACTGCATGAGGACATACTTCAGCAAGTTCATGAGCAATAAATCCTTCGCCGTCTGAGTTATCGGCGTTCCACTTGAAAGTAACAGGATTGAGTGCAGCAACTTTAGCTAATGCACCTGTCATGGGCGCAACGGAGTTTTTCAAGCGGTAGTCAGACGAGGTGTTGTAAGCAGTTGCAGAGGCGGTAACAGAAACAGCACCGACAACAATTCCTCCATAACGCCACACAGCACAGTTCCCAGTAGTTGTTAATCTTCCAATATCCAAAGAGGCATTGGATGTTCTGTTAAATTGAGCAACACCTGCGGAGGAATATAAAAATATACCTTGAGTAGTATCTGCACCTGTAACAGTCGTAGCACCCATGATGAGATAACCATTGTTATCCCATATAGCCCTCGGATTGCCATCCCCATCACTCAGCACGATGTAGTTGTTGGCAGTGCGGATGTCGAGGCCACCTTGGTTGCCGCCAAAACGACCAATAATTGTGTTCTTAGAGCCAGATGTTATTTCGTTACCAGCGTAAAAACCAATAAATGTATTCAGACCGCCACTACTGTTGTATTGGCCTCCAGCACCAACACCAACCATAGTGTTGTAACTGGATGTTCTGTTTTCCTGCAAAGCAGACCACGCAACACCACTAGAGCCGCCGCCAATCGCGACGTTGTATGTTCCAGTTGTGTTCTGCAATCCAGCAGTAGGGCCAACAAAAACATTTAAAGCGCCTGTTGTGTTGTAAACACCAGCCTGATAACCAATAGCCGTGTTGTTGCTACCAGTGCTGTTTGTCTGTAAAGCGCGGTTGCCAACAGCAGTGTTGTTAGAGGCGGTGGTGTTGCTGTTCATCGCCAAGTAACCAACAGCAGTGTTTTCACTTCCGCTGGTGTTGCTGTACAAAGTGTTTGCACCAACAGCCGTGCAATACGCATCAGTGTTCTGGCTGTACAAGGCTTGATAGCCAACAGCGACGTTCAACTGACCAGTAGTGTTGCTACGCAGGGCGTTATAACCAAGCACCGTGTTATGCGAGCCAGTCGTATTGCTATACCCAGCCTGATAACCCACAGCAGTGTTGTTAGAGGCGGTGGTGTTGGACTTCAGTGCCGAAACGCCGACCGCTGTGTTGTAACTGCCAGTCGTGTTAAAGCGCATTGCCGCATCAACGACACCATATTGCTCGCCGCCGATGGCAGTGTTGGCTACACCAGTGGTGTTAGCGTAAAGCGTAAAGTATCCAAAGGCATTGTTGCCTGCGCCGGTGGTGTTGCTGTAGAGCGCAGAATCGCCAAACGCTGAATTGGCAAAGGCAGTGGTATTGCTATAACCAGCGGTATATCCAAAGAATGCGTTTCTTGCGCCAGTCGTATTGCTATACCCAGCCTGACAACCAACAGCAGTGTTGTTAGAGGCGGTGGTGTTGGAGTAGAGGGCACCATCCCCCAAACCAGTATTGCCTGCGCCAGTGGTATTTGTTCTCAGGGTATTTGTACCCATCGCCACGTTGGAGTATCCAGTGGTGTTGAGCAGTAGAGAAAACGAACCAACGGCAGTAAGATTGCCGCCAGTTGTGATGGCATTACCTGCTTGATAACCAACCAGTGCCAAGTTGTATCCAGTGGTTGCAGATTGCCCTGCGCCAAAGCCAACTGCTACGTTATATGGCGTACCGCTGGAAGTTAGACTGTAAAGCGCCAAACTACCAACTGCCACGTTCTGTGAGGACGTTGCGCCGCTGTATAAAGCCTGATAACCCACAGCAGTGTTGTTAGAGGCGGTGGTGTTGGAGAAGAGGGCTTGACTTCCTACCGCAATGTTGTATGAACCGCTTGTTAACGCAGTGAGAACTGCTCGTCCAATACCCACGTTCTCCGATCCTGTCACACCCGCACTATTGTTCATTACATAAGAGCCAAGCGCAGTGTTATTAGAGCCCGTAGTAATCATTCGTCCAGCATCATTGCCAACAAGGGTGTTATCTGAGCTTGTAGCAAAGTATCCAGCCCGACTACCAAAAGCAGTGTTGGTTGCGCCGGTGATGTTGGAGTAGAGAGCATTATTTCCAACCGCAGTGTTCGATGAACCAGTGGTATTCGCCGCCAGTGCACTCGACCCCAAGGCCGTGTTGGTAGCCACAGCACCTGCTCCACGGCCAATCATGATACCATAGACATTCAGTTGATTACTGGCAAATGTCAAGTTAGCTGAACCTGCTGCTGCGCCTGCTGAGTTATAGACGATCTGCGTGTCTGCGCCAGCCACCGGTCCTGTGGCTCCAGTGATGCCAGTGGCTCCTGTAGCACCAATGTTTAGGCTGTTGCCGGTCACAGTCCATACTGTGCCGTCCCAGCGCCAAGTGACCCCCGATGAGGTATAGGTTTGATTCAGCGTAGGCGAGTCAGGAAAATTTACTGGCATAATATATTACTTATTGTGAGTTTTCTCGGGCCATAGCGGTTGACACAGGTTCCAATGAACCACCTTGAAAACATTGATCAGTGACTGCCATGCTAGTTTCTCCTTAGTTGCCTTTCAATGCGGCCACTTCGGCCTTTAACTCGTTGAGCATTGCCTGCTGCTGTTGAATCATTGCCTGCTGCTCTTGTATGGCCGCGGTCAGCGTGGCCACTAGGAAACTGGTGTCAACACCTTGATATACGGGTTTGCCTTCAGCATCTACCGCGTCTTTTTCTCCGGTTACAGCTTGAGGGCACACCTCTGCAAGTTCGTGAGCAATAAACCCCTCACCATCAGAGCCATCGGCGTTCCATTTATAGGTCACTGGTTTGAGTTGTTGAACTTTAGCCAATGCACCGGTCATAGGAGCAATGGTGTTCTTTAGACGGTAGTCTGAAGTGGTGTTATAGGCTGTACTAGATGCACCATAGGTAATCGTACCAACTGTAACGCCACTATTGTTATTAATCATTCTCAAGGCAGTGCAAGTAGCAGAACCAGAATTACCACCTGCAACAAAATTGCTTGATCCAAAACTTTGAATGTTTCCTGAATTGCCGTAAATCAGAGCTGTTGTCCCCACCAGCACCTCCCCCGCGCTAGTGATACGGACGCTAGGTGTTATAGGAGAGCCAACAAGAAAATCTAGATTACTTCCGTTTGTACCGATACGAACTCGTTCAATTGTTCCACCGGTATCAAAAAACTGAAGTTGGTTGTCTGTTGCGCCACTACGAAGTTGCAGCACGCCATCACTTGTAATACGAACACGTTCAGACAAACTACCACCACTTGCGGTTGCTATTATTAAATCCGCTGCATTGGTTGATTGCCCTCCGTTTTGGATTGCAAGACCAAAACCTGCTGCCGCTTTGTTTGCACCGTTGGTTGCTTGTTGCAACTCAATGACAGTAGTGGAGGAGGTATTGATGCCCGAATTAACAACCAAATAACCGCCAAGCGCCGGAGCAACGGTTGTGTTGATTAGCATCCTCTGATTATCATCAATTCGCATGGCGAAAGTGGCAGCGTAGGCGCCAGGGCCAGTCAGTTTACCTGTATAAAAATCTAAGCCACCGGCGTATCCGTTAGAGGTGTACGACCTAATAATGCCCAAATCGTAGTTAGAGATGTTGATGCCTGACCCGTGGGATTTTTGGAAATAAAGACTGTCAATATTTCCTGATGATGCAGTACTTAAAGAGTTGATGACAATGCTGCCCGAGAACTTGGCTACCACTCCAGCAGGGACGCTCAGGGTGGTGTTTGTTCCAGAAATAACGTCCAGTTTTGCAACAGGCAAAGTCGTCCCAATTCCAAGATTGCCACTGGCGTCCAAGGTCATGGCCTGCGTGAAACTGATGGTGTTGCCTGCGGTGCCGGAAGGGGCGGTGTACCAATAATGAATGCCCGCTGCCTGCTGATATGAACTTGCTAAACCAGTGCCGCCATACTTGAACGCACCGTCGTAATAAGCGTTACAAGTATACGAAGTGTTTACTTGGTTTAAGTTCCAGATTGCGGTGCCTTTGCTGCCAACCTCAATCGCTTTTCCAGACCACGCACTCGGAGTCACCCCAAGGCCGAGGTTGCCGGCGTTGTTGAGCACCAACTGCTCGCCGCCATTCACGCCGCTGCCGGTCGACGCACCGCTGCCAAACGCAAGGTACTGGCCGCTATCAAAGTAGCTGATGTAGCCTTGGTTTGTGCCACCGCTAGCCAGCCGGATAGAAACCCGGCCAGACCCAGTTGTTCTTACGTCGAGTCGCTCTAGAGGCGAACTCGTCCCAATGCCCAGCCCTGTGCTGGTCAAGCGCATTTGTTCGGAGCCGTTGATGATAAAGAAGAAGTCTGGTGTGTTAGACAGAACCAAAGATGCGGCATCATTTTTTAACTGAATCTGAATGCCATCATTTGCGCCACCTGCTGATTTGATTCGATGGTAGATTGTGTTGTCTGCCCAGCCCATGGCAAACAGCGGGGCTGTACTTCCAATTTTAAAATAGGCCGAAGGATTACCCCCACTTGAGGTCAAGGCCGAACCGTCATAGATTAGGGTATTACCACTAGTAGCTGCCTTGCTGCCATTCAAGTACAAGACCCCGTTGGCAGTGCCTGCCGACAACACAGGATTAGCTGCCATGGTCACTGTGGTACCATCGAAGGTTAGATTGGCACTACCAGCAGCCACATTGGCGCTGTTGTAGATAATTTGTCCCGATGATCCAGCCACAGGGCCCGTGGCACCAGTGGCACCAGTTTGGCTGAGATTAGTGGGCTGCACCCACTGTGTGCTGGTACCATCATTGACATAGATATATTCGATCATGCTGTCGGAGTTTAACCAACGAGCACCCACCACTGGACTAGCTGGCGCTGAGTTAGCAAATGCAAACGATCCTGCACCTGTGGCTCCAGTAGCACCTGCTGTGCCTGCTGTGCCTGCCACGCCTGTGGCTCCTGTGGGTCCTGCTGCGCCCACTGGCTGTATCCAGTAAGGTTGAACACCATCTGAGTAGTAGGCCAACAACCTGCCGGTGTCTGAATTCAACCATAGTGTGCCTATGCTGACATTCGCTGGTTGTGCATTGCTGACCAAGACCGTGGCTGCGCCTGCTGAACCAATGGGCTGAATCCACTGAAAACTGTCGCCGTCGTCATAGTAGACCAATAATTCACCGGTGTTGCTGTTGAACCAAATACTGCCTGCGGTAGGTGATGCAGGCGCTGTGTTGCCCACTGTGACACTGCTGCTGCCTGTGCCTATGACATTGCCACCAATGGTACTGCCCTGTGGTAGCACAATGGCATTGCCAGTGGCTGTGATTGTGGCACCGCCTAGATATAAACTGTTGCCTGACAAATAAAGATCACGCCAGCGCAGTGAGCTGGTACCTAGGTCATAGGTGACATTAGCAGCAGGAACCACATTGGTTGAAACAGCAGTTAGGTTGGCTTGTACTCCAGTGGCACCCTGTGCGCCAGTAGCACCTGTGGGACCCGAAACTCCTGTGGCTCCAGTGGCGCCGGCACTGACACCAGCCAGCCATTTTTGACCATCCCAGGTATAGGTAATGGTGCCAGCTATAAGAGTTTGGCCTACTGTGGGTGAGTTGGGAAAATTGATAGCTGCCATTTAGATATTTATCGCTAGGTTAGCTGTAGTCTTCGTCTAGGACGTGGCCATACTTGACTTCTAGCACCGTAATTCTGTTTAGGCCAAGTCACACCTGCGCTACCACGTTCTTGGTAATAGTATAAGTAACGATTTGCACCGCCTTGTAAACTGGTATAATCTCCGTAACTGCCCGCAGTGTCGGTCATCTGTGCAGTCTTAGTGTAGGCTGTGAGATAATTGCGTAGATCAGTTTGCCTATAGTGTGGATATGTTTCCAGCACACAGGCCAACACACCACAGACCTGCGGACTGGCCATGCTGGTACCTGAAATCTTGCCTAGATAATAGTTGGCATCACGCGAATCTGCCACACCACCGTAGCTAGTGGCACTGTTGAAACTGCTGATTATGTTCTGCCCTGGAGCATAAACATCCACACCAGGTCCAGTCATGCTAAAACTAGCCTTGGTTTCTGATGCAGTACTGCCTACTGCGCCAACTTCGATTAGATTGGGCGTGCTGCTGGGTGCACCACCTCTGTGATAGTACACAGCAAATCCTGACCAAACATAAAAATTGTCATAGTCCACACCACCGGGTACGTCGATTTTGGCATAGCTGTTGCCAGCAGCGCCTACCATGATGATACCATCGTTCATGGCATCTGTGATGTCAGCTTCGACCGCAGCGTATCTAGCCGTAGTATAGGCAAACCCGCCTGAACTGAATATGCCATAGTTTAGCAGCGTGGCCTGTGTGTAAGGTGCACCACCTACATAGGCACCGCGATAGTAGATATTGGTTATCTGCGTGATATCTAGCTCATAGCCGTAACCCCAACTGTTGTTGCAGATAGTGGGATTCGGTCGTCCTGTCACAGGGTTAGTCTGTTTGTTGTTATGAAAAGCACGTATATAGTCGAATAAGAGCTCGTCGTTTAGGTTATTGGGATCTGTACTATATGGATTGATGTTGTAGATATTAGCTGCTCTAGCCCATCCTTGTGTGTTACCAGCTACAGTGCCAGCAACATGAGCACCATGATTATTATCATCAGTTCGAGCAGAGTTACCTGCATCTGTGTAAGGCGTATAAACATAAGTTCCGGTTCCTGCTCCTAGGTCGTGTTGCAGCCAATTATATTGAACCACACGACTGCCACCAGTGCCGTCGGCATTGACAGCATATTCCGGATGTGCAGGATTGATCATGCCGTCAACGATGATAACATCAACATTACGCCCAACAGCATTTAAGGTTATGGTACCTGTTTGGTTAGTGGTTGCATCACTGCCCCACCCTGTGCGCTGTTGACCTTCGACACAGCGTAGTAGTGCCCAGTTACGATGATTGGCATTATTGGAGGCACTTTTGTTAAAAAAACTGCTGGTCTGGGTCAGAAAAGGCCGTACTTTGATGCCTAACTCGCTGGGTTTTAGCTCGCAGGCTAAAACCCTAGGGTCTTGCCTTAACTGCTGTGCTTCTGCGTAAGTTAGCCAATAATGGGTATTTCGGCTATCGGGTCTACGCAGTGCTAGATCCACTGTGCGATCTGGAATATATAGATCGCCACCCGGAGTTTCCATGTCTTCGTAAAAAGCTGCTAGATCCTCACGATCATGTAAAGTTACCACATATTCTCTTAGATCCATCATAGTTCTGTCTGCAACATGGTTAGAGTCACTGTGATCGCAGTGGATGTGCCCGACAAGTTAGTCACTGCCAAGGGTATGATATTGGTTATGGGATTTTCGTTGTTGAATCCCACCACAGCCGGAGAGATCACTATGGTATTGGCACCAGTGGTAATAACTTCTGTGATCACACCACTGTTGACACCAGGATCTATGCTGCTGCTGCGACCAGCGTCTGCACTGCGACTAGCTGCATCTGTGTACACACGCACCCAGCTAGCTGCTGTGGTTTCGATCTTGTATAAATTATAGCCACGGAATCCAGCAATGCTAGCATTGGCTGTGACATTATTGGCTATGTTGGCTGTGGTCACATTGGCTGTGACACGCTGTGTTAGGCCTGTGCCTGTGACATTGCCTGACGTGGTAGCAGCGGCCACAGCACTGACCCACTGATTACTGTCGCCATCGGCATAGTAGAAAAACAAACTGCCAATGTTGCTGGCCCACCATAGACTGCCTGCGGTAGGCGATCCCGGTGGTGTTTCGCTGATAACCACTGTATATTGGGGACCAGTGGCACCTTGAATACCAGTGGCGCCTTGAATACCAGTGGCACCTACGGGACCTGTTACTCCTGTAGCACCTTGTGGTCCTATATTGCCTTGTATGCCAGTGGCTCCAGTGGCACCTGTGTCGCCGGGCGATCCTGTAACACCAGTGCTGCCCTGTGCACCTGTGCTGCCTGTGGCTCCTACAGCACCTTGCGGTCCAGTAGCACCCGTGGCTCCTCCGGGACTTCCAGCCGCACCAGTGGCACCCACTGGGCCTTGTCCGCCCAAAGGCTGAATCCATTGTACACTATCGCCATCATCAAAGTAAACATAAAGTTCACCAGTGTCTGAATCTAGCCATAGCGTGCCCACACTAGGTGCACCCGGTGGCGAACTGCTGACTGTGATAGCAGCACTGCCGCCGCCAGCAGATCCTGAAACAAATGGTGCACCATTGGCAAAATAATAACCTGTGGCATACACACGGTTAGCAGTGACATTGCCTGCGAATACTGGATTGCTGTTGACTGCAAATGAAATGCTCTGATAAGGCGCAGCATTGGCATTACTAGTAATAACAATGTTGTTACCAGAATTTATAGTTATATGATCTAGGCCAGTGGCTACTAGTTGGTCACTGCCAGTGACTTCCCAGTACTTGAAAGTACTGCTCATGCCTATTAGGACATTGCCCGAGCCACGATTAGTTACTGTGAATCCAGAATCGTCGTCGAACTCCATGCTGGTCACATTGCTGACTGTGACTATGGGTTGATAGTTACCAGAATAAACACTGCTGACTCTGAATCCCACAAATGAGCCAGTGGCACCTACAGGTCCAGTGGCACCAGATGCGCCTATGTTACCTTGCGTACCTTGTGGTCCTGTAGCACCTTGTGCACCGGTGCTACCAATTGGTCCTGTTGATCCAGTGGCGCCAACATTGCCTTGTATGCCTTGCGTACCAGTAGCACCTGTGCTGCCTTGTGATCCTGTAGCACCTGTGGCTCCCACTGGTCCAAAATCACTGATATTAATGGTACCAGACATGGCACTGTGATATTGGCAAATATAGTATAAGGTATTAGGTGCTATAAATGGCACTGTAAATGTAACTGTGCCAGACTCGGTTCCGTTATTGGTTATGCCATTGGTATATGCACTACCTGTACCAGTTACCTGTGCTGTTTTAATCCAAAAAGGATGCCCAACAGCATTAATGTTGAAATAATAAGTGTAACCTCTGATTAGGTTTAAAGTAGGATTATTCTGTAATTCTATTACATAAGCACCTGAGCCTGAGTTTGTAACCGAGTACTGTAGACCACCTACTATGCCAGTGGCACCTGTGCTGCCCACTGGACCAGTTGATCCAGTAGCCCCAATGGGTCCTGTTGATCCGGTAGCTCCTGTAACACCAGTACTACCAATGGGTCCAGTGCTGCCTGTGGCTCCTGTAGGTCCAGTGCTACCAATTGGCCCGGTTGCACCACGTAATTCAGCAACGCTGGTGATAGCAGCCAGAACAATGTTACTAGCAAGGTTATCAGTGGTAACGACCTGCACATTTGCTGTGTAGTCTAAACCCTCAAGATCAAACTTACGAATAGTCATTTACCTAAACCTTAACATACGTACTTTGTAGTTTTACTGTGTTACCTGAGACCGTTCCTGTACCCAATAATCTTACTTGTCCAGCAGCCACATTAGATGCAAATGTCATAATGGCTGCATTACCAGTATATATGGTTGCATAGGTTACCAACTGAGCTGTGTTTCCATCATGTACCATGAGTGCTTCTGTGCTTTGGTATTCTCCTGCGCCAGTGACTGAAATCACATACTTGGCAGTTCTATATACACTGGCACTGAATGTATCTATCACCGTAGCAGTGTTAGCCACTGTGGTCAGCGGTGGGTTGGCCACTATGCTGTCACCTAAGGTATTGTTGAAACTCTGTGCTACAACCTCAGCATTGGCATCTGGTGCACTTGCAAACACCAACTGTGCGCCATTGGTGGTAAAATCTGTGCCCGGAATCTGGTAAACACCGTCTACAAACACTATGGTGCTGTAGCTGCTGAGTGTGTTACCCGACAATGTAAATAGGTTGGCTGTGCCATTGGCAGTAAATGTGTTAACAAAGCCATCTCTGCTGCTGTAGTTGCCGAATGTGCGTACACGAATAGCAGATCCTGAGCTGGGTGCCGCAGCAAATACTAGATTCTGTCCCGAGACTGTGTAGTTGGTGGGCGTATTCTGAATAACTGTGTCTACAGTGACCAACAAGTCTGTGGCAGCTAAACTCTCGCCTAGAGCATAAGTGGTGGCTGTGCCGTTGCCGGTGAAACTGAGATTCAGTGCAGGTGTAGCAGTGCCAGTTACTCCACCGCCGGTGCCTGTGGCTGTGACAGTTACAGTAACATTGCTGCCTGTAACATTGGCAGTGATACCAGCACCCACAAAATCAATACTGGTCACTGCTGCGGTCAACAGTGAGCCTTCGTCTAGGATTCTAATATTAGCACTGGTTCCTGCTGGTCCAGTAGCTCCTGTGGCACCATCTAGGCCATTGGCACCAGCAGCTCCGCTGGGTCCAGTGGCTCCTGTGCTACCTATAGCACCTGTGGCACCGTTGGTGCCAGCTGGTCCTATGTTACCTTGTATGCCCTGTACACCAGTGGCACCTGTGGGACCCTGTGCACCTGTTGCGCCAGTAGCGCCATCTGTGCCGGTTAGGCCTGTTACGCCAGTAGCACCAACAGGACCTATGTTGCCTTGTATACCTTGTGCACCAGTGGCTCCCGCAGGGCCCGTGGATCCTGTGGCTCCAGTAACACCTGTGACTCCTGTAGCTCCTGTGCTGCCAAGTGGGCCGGTGCTACCAGTGGCGCCCTGTGGTCCTACAATGCCCTGTGCCCCAGATAAATCTGTTACATATTGGTATGTGCTGCCATTCCATAGGTACAGTCTGGAATTTTCTGGGTCTGTGTTGTAGTTGCCATTGTCAATGATGGCAAACTGTCCAGCGATAATACCAGTGGGCGCAGTGTCTGCTGTGAGTAAGGCCACATTGGCATAGGTTTTGGCTATGCTAAAGCCCAGTCCCGAAGGTCCAGTAGCACCAGTGGCACCAGTAGGCCCAGTGTTGTAATATGGAGCACCATTGGCATAGTAATAGTTGTTACTATAAATTGCTGTGTTAGCTGTAATAGTATTAGCAGTAACATACCCAACACTGGTTAAGCCACCCACAGTGATAAAATCATTGGCATTAAATATGCTGCTGCTACCACCAACTGCAATCCAAGCATTGGCCATATACACACTGAGAATGCCAACATCGGTATCCAACCATAGCTGTCCTGTGGTACTAGCGCCAGGCGCTGAATTACTAACAAAAACATTAGCAGATCCACCGCCGGTTTGTCCATTGCTGATAGCATGTTGTACTACAATTTGTGCGTTGGCTGATGGTGGTGATGTAAATGTAATCCAGCTGGCATTGGCAGTAAAGTTCACTGTGGGCACCTGATAGATACCGCTGACATGAACCACCAATTGGCTGGCGCTGGTTATGTTGCCGTTAAAATTAAAACTGCTGGTAGTGCCATCGCCTACAAACAGATTAGCAAAAGCTTCAGTTTCTACTTCCAATCGGAAGGTATTATTGACAATGGTTACATTACCAGCGCCACTGAGATCCACATCATTGACCCAATGTGTGCCATTGTATTTTAAGATTTGCCCTGAGGTAGGTGCAGAAATTACTACATCAGTGAGATCGTTGAGGCTGCTGACATTGCTGGTTCCCGAACCAGTGGCATATGGAGCACCATTGGGATAAAATATATTGCTGGTATAAACAGCACCCGCAAACAAGTTGCCCTGTATGCCAGCACCGCCTGCGACCTGTAGTGCACCAGACACAGTGCTGGTACTTGCAATGGTGTTGGTGGTAATAATCTGTAGTGCAGTAGTGGTAATAAATGCACCAGTAGCACCTGTAGCTCCTATGCCCGTGGCACCGGTAGCTCCTGCTAGTCCTGTGGCACCACCCGGATTTCCTGGTGCGCCTGTGGCGCCTGTGGGTCCTGTAGCGCCTTGTGGTCCAGTTATGCCTGTGGCACCGCCGGGATCTCCGGGGTCGCCTTTAAGACCTGTGGCACCTGTGGCACCCAAGGGCCCTGTGGCACCACCTGGGCTACCCGAAGGACCTGCTGGGCCTGTGGCTCCAGTGGCACCATCTGAACCTGCTGCGCCCGGACTACCCGGAACACCTGGGTCTCCATTACTGCCTGAGGGACCGGTAGCACCTGTGGCACCAGGATCGCCGGGGTCGCCTGCTATACCTGTGGCACCAGTGGCACCACCCGGACTTCCTGGTGCGCCTGTGGCACCAGTGGCACCCGACACACCTGTGGCACCACCTGGGGTTCCCGGTGAACCCTGTGGACCAGTGGCTCCTGTGGCTCCTGAGCCAGTGGCTCCTTGTAGACCTGTGGCACCTTGACTACCAGTTAGGCCAGTGGCACCCATACTTCCAGAGGGCCCAGTGGCACCAATGCTGCCTGCTATACCTGTGGCACCAGTGGCACCAATGCTGCCTGCTGAGCCTGATGCACCTGCTGCGCCGGTGGCACCTGCTGGGCCTGGTGAGCCTGGACTGCCTGTGGCACCTGCTGTGCCTGTGGCACCAGTGATACCTGTGAGACCTGTGGGTCCAGTAGCACCTGTGGCTCCTGTGCCGCCTGGGCCTGTGGCACCAGTTGCACCAACAGGACCTACATTACCCTGTGCACCTGGAGTGGTTGAGCTGATATCTAACCAAAATGTATCATACTGTGTGTTGGTATAGATGTATAATATTTCGTTGTCAGTGTTGTACCAGTAATCACCGGTCTGTGGCGACACTGGTGCTGCATTACTGACTGTGATTTGTGCAGGCCCCGTTGATCCTGTGGCACCTGCGACGCCTGTGCTGCCGGTCAAGCCAACGGGCCCAGTTGCACCTTGTGGACCAGTTGCACCAGTTAAGCCTGTGGCACCTGTGGCTCCAGCAAATGGTAGGCCATTTGCTGTTAAGTAGTTGTTGGTATAAACAGCACTGGCATAAACATTGGCAAATGTGGGACTGGCCACTGTGCTGAATGTGATGCTTTGGTATGGCGCAGCATTGGCATTGCTGGTGATAACAATGTTGTTACCAGAATTTATGGTAACATGATCTAGGCCAGTGGCTACTAGTTGATCACTGCCGGTGACTTCCCAGTACTTGAACGTGGAATTCATGGCCACCAGCACGTTGCTGGCACCGCGATTGGTTATTTCGAAACCGCTGTCTTCGTCAAATTCCAAGGCAGTGACATTGGTCACTGTGACATGTGGTTGTAGATTACCCGCATGCAAACTGCGTACGGTAATACCGGTGATTAAAGGTGAACCATTGCCATCATAGTACGCATTGGCACTGATTATATTAGTTGTAATGGTGTTGGCACGAATATTGCCAACACCAGTGGACAATAAGTTTATGGCATCAGCATTGGTATAGCTGGTAAATGGTTGCCCATTGGCTAGATAATAGTTGTTGCTGTAGATCGCCCCAGCATAGACATTGCCTGCAATTCCGGCACCGCCTGCTACTTGTAGTGCACCTGTGTTAGATGAGGTACTAGGAGTGGTGTTGCTGGTTATAACCTGATACGTAGTGGTGCCTGAAAATATTCCTGTGGCACCAGTACTGCCAATTGGACCAATGGGTCCAGTGCTGCCCACAGGACCCGTAGCACCGGTACTGCCTTGATCACCCTTATCGCCTGTTCTGGCAAAAGTAATAACTATGTCTTCATTGGCGCTAAAACTGTTGGTGCTACCGCTTACATAAGCACAATTTACAGCAAAATATCCTGTTTGCTCTGAAATATTACCAATAGTAAACAGCGCGAAATCGTTGCTGTTTAACTTATTGGAAATCTTAAAATGACCCTTGATAGTACTGGTGCTGTCATCAATGGTACGCAAGAATACCTGTATGTCAAATGGACCATCTTGTTCATCATCGATGTACATTTGGCTGGCCACAGTGATGTCAGCAGCATTAAATCTTATATTCCCTGCCCCGGGATCGCTGTCGGTAATACCGGTGTTAAAGGTATAATCAAAACTAGCACCACCAAACACACCTTGTGGACCGGTGGCACCTGTACTGCCAATTGGTCCTGTGGCACCCGTTGAGCCTTGTACACCGCGTACACCTGTGGCTCCTGAGGGCCCAGTAGCACCAGAAGCTCCGTCAATACCTGTAGCACCTTGCGGACCACTAGCACCGGTCGCTCCTGCACCGGTCGCACCTGTGGCCCCAGCTGGTCCTGCATCGGCAATGGCGAATTGTCCAACCATGCTGGCATGGAATTGACAAATATAGTATAAATTACTGGGTGCATCTAAAGGTACAGTGAATGTAACTGTACCAGCATCGGTACCATTATTAGTTACACCGGTGCTGTAAGCACTTCCTGTACCAGTTACCGCAGCAGTCTTGATCCAAAATGGATGCCCTGCTGCATTAACCACGAAATAATAAGTAAATCCACGTATTAAACTCAGCGTAGGATCAGGATTACCATTGACCAAATAGCTACTTGCGCCAGAATTAGTAACAGTGTAACTGATACCACCCAGTGCACCTGTGGCTCCGCTAGCTCCAGTTGCACCTGTTGCTCCATTGGGACCTGCAGGTCCTGTAAGACCTGTTGAGCCGGGTACACCAGGTAAACCAGTGGCTCCTGTAGTTCCTGGGAATCCTGTGGCTCCGCGTGGACCTATAACACCAGTTGCACCTGTAGCACCACCCGGTGACCCTGCAGGACCGCTGGCACCTGTAGCACCTGTTTCACCAATGCCAGTTGCACCTTGTAAACCAGTGGCTCCTGTGATACCGGATGCACCTGTTGCGCCTACACTACCAGTGGCTCCAGTGGCACCACCAGGTCCTGGTTGTCCTGCTGCACCAGTGGCGCCAGTGGCACCCGAACCAGTGGCTCCCGCAGGGCCTGCTAAACCTGTGGCGCCTGTACTACCTGCTGCTCCCACAGCACCAGTATTACCAGCAGGGCCTGTGGCTCCGGTGGCACCTGCACCACCAACAGGACCGGCTATACCTGTGGCGCCAGTGGCACCTGCGCCAGTGGCCCCCGGGGGTCCTGCAGTACCTGTAGCACCAGTGGCACCCGTTGGCCCCGATGCTCCACTAGCACCTATACTACCGGTAGCTCCAGCCGATCCTGCAGGCCCAACTGGACCTGCCACACCAGTGGCCCCTGTGGTGCCTTGTACACCAGCTGGTCCAGTCGGACCTTGTGTGCCTGTGGCCCCAGTAGCACCCGAAGGACCAATAGCACCTGCGGCGCCGGTTGATCCTGTAGCACCACGTCCACCAGCTGGACCAGTAGCTCCACTGGCTCCTAAGGCTCCTGTAGCACCAGTTAACCCCGGAGCGCCTGTGGCACCGGCATTAGCATAGGGTGCACCGTTGCTGAAAAAAATCTGATCTGTGTAAATACCACCTGCATGGACATTACCTTGTATGCCAACTCCGCCCGCAACTGTGACTGCGCCAGTGGTCTTACTAGTACTATCAGTATTGCCACTGACAATAATGTTACCAACAGCAAAAGTTCCTGGTGTGCCAGTGACTTGTCCAGCAGCAACATTAGCAGCAGTTACATAGACCAAGTGTCCAGTTTGGTTATCCCAGCCTAAGAATGCTGCCTGTGGTAAGCTGTTTTTGTAATAGTTGATGCGTAAACCAAGATCTTGCCCATCATCAACTGTTAACGCACCACCGCCTGCAGCCGTATGTATGTCGAATAAACTGTTGGTAACTGATGTGTTGTTGCTGGCCACTGTGGTAATATTGCCCAACAGTGCTAGATTTCCGGTGACAGTGAGATTTACTGCTTGTAGATTTTGTTGTAGGCCAATGCTGGTTATATTAGGCTGAGCATTTGTGGTGATTGTGCCTGATATAGTACTGGCCACAATGTTATTGGCATGTATATTACCGCCTACACCAAGCCCACCTACCACTGTGATTGCACCAGTTACAGTGTTGTAACTTACGGTGTCATTAGTAACTCTCAGCGTAGTGCCGAGTATGGTATTAGTTAAATTACTAGCTGTACCAAAATTTTGTAGTACAGGTGGTTGGCGAACTGACCTTATCATTTAGATTAGCTCATTACCTCGTAGCTCAACACAAATTGTAGTACACCTGCAGTATTCGAGCTAATTCTCAGTGCATCGCCTTCTTCTAAATATATACTGGTATCCTTACCTAAGATAACTAATGGTGCTCCCACTGGCACAGGCACACCGGCAGCTAGTTTATAACTTACATTAGATCTATAAATGTCCACAGTCACAGTGGCATCGCTGGCTCCAAGATTGGTAGTGTAAAGAACATTAACGCGATGGACCTGGTTACTACTGGCTGCATTAGTCAAAATAGCAGTTGGGGTGGTGGTTATCCATTCGGCGGTAGTTCTTCCTATTATACTTGTTGCGCTAATCAGATTAGGTGCGGCCATAGCTAGTCCAGGTCAAAAATTGGTATTATGTATTTATCGACCCAGGGCAATTAGGTTTAGCTGTTAACTATACTAAACCCTGCTGTGGCCACCACTGCGGTAGATTCAGAAAGACCAACTAGCCAAGTAGTCATACGCAGCGTTACAAACTCCATATTTTCAAATGTACCATCAGCTTTTACTGTGATCGGAAAAATCAAGCCAGGTGTACTTGTAGTAAATGGGCCAAAAGTCAAGCTGTTTGTGGTAAAATCACTGCCGGTTACGTTAGAGCCAACAGCCACAACCTTAAATCTACGCCCGGATGCGCCAAAATCGATATTATTACCCGAAATAGTCACAGTAACAGTGCCTCCTTCCGGTACACTATCAGGATTAACTGTGAGATAATAACTAGGAGGACCACTGGCTCCTCCGCCACCACCGCCTCCACCTCCTCCGCCACCGCCTGGGGTTTGGCTGGTATCAATGATCTGCACACGGGCTGTGATAGCAGGATACTGCACTAATTTTACTCTGATGTATTCCGCAGTACTCTCAGTAACATTGTCCACAGCAGTGACAAAAGTGATTTTGCTGGTATTATCTGTCATAGCAAATACACCAGTTAAATTAGTTAAGGTAGGCACAAAATCCTGTGAATTTGCTACCTCTAACTCAATAATATAAGGAAATTCTGTACCATTGGGCACCGTACTACCTCCGGTAGTGGTCAAAGTAAATGCCACTGCATTTCCTTCAGTAACTGTGCTACGGTTAGCTGTTAGTGAAAGACCCAGTGCAGGACCTGCAATGTTTACTGTAATACACGCCGGCGGGCTACATTGCCCGTGTTGAGTCATCAAAGTATAGGTAAAATGATCTAGTCCTGAATAATATTGATCTGCTACAAACAAAATACTGCGTCGATCGCTGGTTATACGAGCATATCCATGTTCGGGCTGACGCAGCACCACTGGTTCGGTCCAAAGTGCATCACCGACTCGTTGTGTCAGTGTGGTATTAATAACATTTACTGTGTTGACATTGACGTTGGCTTTACCACTAGCCCAACGAGCACTGTTAAATCTTTGTCGATAACGATCATAGCTTTGGTGGTTGTCGAAGCTGATCACATGACCGCGTATTTTGGTATTACTAGTCATTTCTGGTAGTGGTTGACTGATTCTATCAGCTATGACTCTGACATTTCCTGTGATAGCTGTGTTAAAAATCACAGTATTAGACTGTATGGTATAAACCTCATTGGGTATGCCCATGGTCTGCCGAGTAGGATACCGTGGATTTAATATGCGTAGACCGTCAAGATATATTTCTACCCAGGCTGCACACACAGGTACAAATGGCAAATTAATTCTAGTAGCATTGCTTACACTAACATCGTATTGATCATGCTGGCGAGCAGCCAATGGACTAGTTATCACATTGGCAGTCATAATTACATAATCCTGTGCTCGAGGTACTATGACATGATGATTCGGTACTATTAACACTCTAACCTCCGCGTATTAACCATGTTACTGGGAAGGTAGGACCGCGTCGCGGCGTACAGTAAACATTGTTATTGAAGTAGATTCTGTAGTTCCAGATATCGGTGCCAGCAACTTGAAAAGCACCGGCCGACACATATCTGGCTGCCATACTGGCAGCGGCTGCATAATTAGTATAGCCACCTGTGCCGTAAATACTACCTCCCCAGGTCTGTATGGCTACATTGACATTGCCGTCAGACATGGTCATAGTGCTGGTATTTACAGTAACTACATTACTGTTAGATCTAGTAAAGGTATCCTTCCCGCTGTTGTAAAAGTATACTACGCCGTTGGTATATACCCATTGATTACTGTTACTTATTATATTCCCATTGGCATCAAGATCGGTTATAGTGATGTTGGCATAAGTAACAGTGGTTAATACTGTGGCGCCGGTATTGGACAAGTAAGGCAAAAATGGTCCTCTATATGGCGGTGACCCACGATTTAAGCCCATGTCTCCCCAGCGACCGTTGTCTGCATAGGTCAGCCAAGTAGTACTCACTGCACCATAAGCCGCATCGGTCATTTCCCAGTGGCTTTCTTGATCTAACTCAAAAGGTATCAATACAGGCCGGTATGCTTGATATTCTTTCAGTGGTATGAGTTCGATAAATCTATCAATGGGTTGATACACGGTGGCATTAAAGTCTAAATATATGTGATTTTCCTGATACAAACTGGGCTGCAAACTGGGCTCAATATGATTGTCGATCAGGTGTTCGGCCGCTAGTCCATATTCGATCCAGTTGCTGACATCAACATAGTCTGGGCCAATAGTTTGTCTGATACTATTGTCTCCCACTGTAGTGGGAGATATTACTAGGTTTGGTGCTGTGCCCACTGCGACCAATTCAGCAACCTTAGTCAATTTTAGCTTGGTCTGAGAATCAATAAATTCAGAGACCACAGTGTGATTAGATGCTGTGCTTACAGTGACATATTCTGACGTTAACATGCCTTCATAGCCTTCTTGAGCAGTTACCAAGATTGGTACCTGTGTACTCTCCAGTGCTTCAGCATCTGCGACCAGGTTAGCTGAAACCACGAATTGAATTTCAGTGGCCTGTTCAGCATATTCAGAATTGGTGTCACCAACTAATTCAGTATGACGGTATTGTTTTTCTCCTGTGGTAGACTCTGCAAATTCATTACCAGACTGTAAACCCCCGGTAAAGACCACTCCTGTAAACTCTGTTTCCGGAACCACTATGTCTGGTTCTTGCGAATCAACACTGTAGGTTAAAGCAGTAACCAAATTACCAATGGCCGCAGTCTCTATTATTTCAGTGGTCTTGCTGTCTAGTGCGATATTTCCCGAATACACATTACTAAACAAGTAAGTTTGATTTATGGGCACAGGATTAACTGAAATATTGCTGCCTACTTCTGGTCTATTGATATTATAACTTGCTCCAATAGCATTGCTGGTAAAGTATGTTTCTGTGCCAGGTTCAGTCTCATTACCAATGGCAGATGACAGTGTGGTATCTGGCTGGCTATTGTAACTAGATTCTATAGCATCACTGGTAAGATAGGTATAATCTCCCGGCGATGACAGAGGTGATACTGTACTAATATTAATATAACTACCGTCTCCGGCTGCAAAATCTGGTGTAACAATACCTCCCGTGATATAAACACCGTCATTGCCTATGTGTTGCTGAGTTAAGTCGGCCGACACTCTTGCAGCAGTTTGGTTATATTCAGCATTAACCAATAATGGTACCTGTGTCAGCCTGTCTTGGACACCACCACTGGCTGATCTATTGTTTACTGCCCAAGTAGCAAATGGTATGAATATGTTACTGCCATCATGTTGATCTGCTATGACCTGATATACTGTTACATTAGACTCAAAATAAGTTTGCACAGTCCAATCTAGGCTGAGATTACTATTTGTACTGACATTGGTAGCATAAGAGCCACGGTTTTCGCCATTGATGTACATGACCACACCCGGTGTGTCTAGATATAAGCTGCTGGTAATAGTTGCTCCATTGGCAGTTATACGCAAATTACTGGTGCGATAGGGATTATAGGCGGTTAGGTTAGCACCAAATTGTTCGTATTCTTCGTAGCGTACATAAGGTTGATTTAGAGTACCAAAATCTAAACTGTCTAATCTTGTGGTACCTACTGTGCGTAGTGTGTTAGTTAAAGCCCAAGGGCCTATGATGGTCACTGACCTTGTGTCGTAGGTTCTACGACTGGTTAACTGTTTGCCAATTTGCACTATATCCCCGGCTTGCAGCTCGGTGTAGGTACCGGCCACAATGACATTACTGTTGCCAGATCTAAATCTAGTAAATTCTAATTCACTAGCCGATTCATTGTTAACCGTTTTGTAATACTCAGGTACGTAGTAAGTACCCGAGGCCGGTATGGTAATATTACTGGTTACTAAAATTTCCCGGGCAAGCCCATCAGTAAACCAGATATTGGATAAAAATGTATTTGTGCGTTGTTCTGCCACACAGGGAATCACCAATTGGTAATCACCTATGCTGAGTATAGGCGCTGCCATATTAGTACCAGAACCAAATGGTATAGTTACTACAAAATGATCCATGGTTGCTAACTTGCTAACACCGGTGTAATTTCTATAATTTCTTTCTAGATACCCATAGCTCAGTGCTGCATACACATTGCTTAGTGTTGGTATACGTTGAGTTAATATAAATTCATATCTGGCTTCGGAACTAGTTTGTGCTGTACTAGTCACTAGGTCTACTGTGCGTGGATAAAATCCTTGATTAACTTCGGTAAAACTGCCCGGTCCTAATAATCGCCACTGCCCTTCATAACTGTAGCTGCCAAAGACCACACTGGTTCCTGTAGGTGCAGTGGTACTGGCAGCTAAATCCAGTTCGTCAGCTCCAGTGATACCCACAGTCTTTGAACTGTCATGATTAGCACTATCGTAAAAATACTCTATGTACTGAAAAGTCTTACCTGTGTAAAAACCAACTTCATAGGTCACTGCTGGTGCAGGTACATTGGCCTTAAACAGCACAACAGTATTGGCTGTAAGAGTTTGTGGATTACTAACTGTAACAAAGTTACCAGTCATATTCAGCACAGTGGGCACGGTAATTGGTACGGTAGGTCCATTTTGTACAAATATCTTATTGAGTTCGTAACTGAAACTGCCAGTAAATGGTGTTACCGGAGCTGCAAACTCAATGGTAGTAGTAGAGATTTGTACGCTGTTTCCAGCAGGAATACTCTGTGCCGAACTCAGAACTACAAAATACTCAGTTCTGGCCAGCACTGTGCTTGTTACTCCAGGGCCTACTGCAACAGCTACATTAACATTAGCAAGACCAGCAGATACATTTACAAACACACCAGACTCTGGTTCCATGGTCACTGTAAAAGTTTCTAGTGCTTCAGCAACAGCATCATCAACGGGTGTTAAAACAAGCACCGCTGACCCGGCACTGATTGTGACATTGCCAGACAAACTTGCTAGACCAAAATCACTAGCAGTGACATCGGTTCCTGATATAGTATAAGCTACATTACTACCGTTGGTTAGTGTGGTACCTGACGCAGTAAGTGTAAAACTAATGCTACCGGTATTCTCCACAATGATATTGGCATTGCTGGTCAGTGTGTAATTAACCGGTTGACTAGTTTTGGATACAACTGTGGCTGTGCCAACAATATCTGGGCCCTTTACAGTCTGGTTAATAAAAAACTTATCCTGGTCAACAGCAGTAACCCTAACACTAGTGCCAGCTGATACTGTGTTAAGCACAGTAATAGTGTTGCTGGTGGTTGCAAATGCACAGGCGCCAAATATCCTGGTACCAGTGGCAGTGACAAATACATGATCTACTGTGACATTGGCATGAATTGGTTGATCCACAATCACGGTATTACCAACAAAATCCAATAAGACATTTCCTGCTAACACCGAATTAGTGTATCCATTGACAAAACCAATGGTATTGCCCATGAGCTTGATATTACTGTATTTGGTCAGACTGGTGTTGGGCACAGTGAGCAGCAGATAGTCAGCACCAGTTCGATAACTGGTCACAGTATGGTTGGCTTGGAATTTGTTTATTACTTGACTACTAACAGTTATGCCGTTGCCGCTAATGTAATCGCCGATTTGAATGTTAGCAGTAGACAATAACGGAATATCGGCCCAATTGACTGTACTAGTTGTTGTACTTGCGTTCATACCTAGAGGCAAGCTGGACATGGTAGTACCCACCCAACGTAGTCTAAAGCCGTTAAATTCGCCAAGCTGTTGCGGTTTAAAATAAATCCTAGGAATTTCGTTGCTGTCTAATCTACCCACTGTGATATTCAATGGGTCAACATTATTGATAGGTAAGCCCTGGTAAAGATCGCCGGGCTCTGGATACAGTATGTCTCTACCTACTAATTCACCAAAAGCTGTGATAGTTTGATAGACTTGATCAGACTCGAATGTGATATAACCATCGGTGCCAACATTAATATTGCTATAGATGTTTCCATAGTGATTTAGTTGAAATCCTAGATTAAGATCTAGTGTGATGCCAAGATCTTGGTCTCCGTAATCCGGTGGTTCAATGATACCATAGATAGGAGTTATCCTATTAATAGCTGTGACAGCAGGATTATAATAGTCGCCTAAATCGCTGCTGCTCTGAGCCGAAATAGTGAAATCATAAGCACGATCGCCTAATACAAAACAACTACGAGCTGGGCCTGTGCGCTGTGCACGAAAACTCACACCTAGATAATCCCCGGTGTTGAGAGTTCCATTTACTGCACCATTACTGTAACTAGTTATTCTAGTGCCAGTCTTAACTGCGATGCCCTGTTGTCCTAGTAACTTCACTTTGATCGGTTCCATACCAATGTGAGACACAGGGCCCGACATGTCAGGTACTATAATAGGTATAGCTCGCTCTATGCCAGTTAGATCTAAAGTAGTAAATTCTTCCAGACTATGTGTAGCCAATTTGCTGGCGCCTATTACACTGATTAAGGTTACCTTGGCCTCAAAGTCATAATACTCAAATTGATTGTCAGTAATAAAATGCAGCACACGATTATTATCATGTCCAGTTACCCAGAGCTGATTGTCATAATTAAAACAATAAGCTGGTGCAAAGTCAGGTGTTTCCCATACTGCATAGCTGGGATTATTTCCGTCGAAAATTAATATTCTGCGATTGTTAGAATCTGGTACAGCTACTCTACTGGCATTGTTTAGACTACAAGGAGAACCCAAAGCCGAGCCAGTGTACAATAAATTGGTGCTACCACCAGCAGTGACATAGTAAACTTCGTGACCCCGAGTAACAGCAATTACATCGCTGCCGATACAGGCCAGATCCACGATGTCCTCACCGGCAATTGTTACTGTGCTTTGTAAAGAGAATGCAGTGGTTAGACGACTGATATTTTCGTAGCCAGCTATCCAAATTGAAGTACCATGTAGATCCAATGCACTGATATAAGGATATAGTCTGCGTAGATAGTTCCAACGAGCCATGTCCATGAAAGAACCGCCATTAGGAAGATCTTGTAGATAATATAAATCATCTAAGAAAAATATAGGCGTTACAGTAGGCTCAAAACTATCACTGCTGACATATCTATTATCGAAACTGATACGATACAGTTTACCGTCATTGCATAAACATATTAGTTCGTAGTTATAAGTGGTAACTGCTGTGTCCTGAGATTGACGTTTAACATAATCAATAGGTCCAGCCGGCAATTTAACCCTGGACACCATTTCTTGTTGACTGCTGTAAAAACATACAGCATTGTCTATGTTATCCAAGACCACATGCAGCAGTTCTATGTCTACTAGATTTTTTCCAAAGCCTAATGTATACTGTTGTGATACAAGATCGCCGTAAAAACTAATTCTAAACTCAGCAGGATCGTAATTAAACCAGCGTTTACGAGATTCTCTAGGAATTACAGTGGGTTGATATAGATTCTTGTTAACCACTGCAAAACACATTTCAGTGTTGTCCAGCGTATAAGGAATGAACCTATGACCTAAATATCCAGCAGGTGTGGTTATTTGAGCACTAACACGATAACCCGGACCCAATTGCAAAGGTCGCGTCTGTTCCACACTACCATTTACTGATACTGTGATGTTGGCCGCGATATCGAGTTGTTGGCTTTGTGTGCTAGTAAATTCTACTGTGACGTTACTATTGGGAGTGCATTCGGAAACGCTGTAAAACACCGTGCACTCCCAATTTAGTTAAATCAGTCAATATCCTAACCTATTAGGTAGCAGTGATGTGACTGGTTTCTGCTGCTGCATTAGCTGCGGTTAGTGCAACTAAACGCATACCTGTGCCGAAAGCGCGATTACTGTATAAAGCAGTATAGGTACGAGTTGGAGTTTCGTTGTAGACATTCACACTAATGCTGGTGCCTGCACCAATGACTTCAGCACCTACCGTACCCAACATGTCTAGCTCATCGCTATAACGATATCTCGGAGTGCTGAGATTATTAATAAAAGTAACTACAAATTCTCCACCTTCAGTTAAACTCTGCTGAGGGTAAGGGTTTATCAACGCCGGACTGTCTTCACTGCTGACGCTGGCATATCGCTTTCTGCTGGGACTGAGTACATCGTTTTCACGTACAATAAATTTATAAAATTCATTAGGTATTCCAGTACCGCCTAAGCAATAAACAGGACAACGACTGGTTTCGTTAGAATTATTATTAGCCTGGTTCGTAGTTAGAGCAGGATTATTTGCCTTGCGTAAAGCACCACCACCTCGTACATGACCGTTTAGTCTATCAACTGGACGCTGAATTAAGAACCAACGCAAAGGACTATTACCGCTGCCGTCATTGGCCGAATCCAAATATACCTGAGGTACTTCTTCTTGGCTGTCTTCCCATACAGCAAACAATATACCACGATTAGTCAAGGTCAAAGTATAACTCATCGGATAAGCACCTTCAGAGCCAACATCAGGCTGACGATTAATAAACACCTGATCAAAGGCATCCTGTCCCGAACTTGCAGGCGAGGTAGTGGTCCACGATTCACTGATATTACCTGGAGGCTCCCTTAGTGCTGGTGTTGTACTTCTGTTATTAAGATAAGTAATACCGCCTGCATCAGAGTACTGCAACTTAGTACCTGCATGCACTGCTAGTCTATTATCGTCAATAAAGTTAAACATAAAACGCCATGCACTGCTGATAGTATTACCCGCAGGAACGTAATCGTACATGGGATCTACACCAATGTTACTTTCAAAGAGCACCTTGTATCCAGTGGTAGGACTACCAGCAGTTTGGAATACCTTGGTAAAGTAATTTACATTATCACCGCGCACAGCACTGTTACTAATCTGTTCTGAGACATCTAAGACTAGATTAGCTAGTGTAGTAAAACCATGCTTGGTTACTGAATAACATGCCATTTAAATTGCTCCTGATCAGGTTGGTATATCTCTTAACATGGCGATTCTTAGTCCAGTGTTATATGAACCATTGGAACTAAGTGCGCGATACAATCTTGGACCAGATTCGTTGTAGGCAGTAATACTAATATCATTACTGGCCATACAGACATCTGCACTAGTCTGCCCAACCATGTCTAATTCTTCGCTGTATCTAAATCTTGGTGTACTTAAATTGTGTAGGAAACTAACCAAATACTTGCTGTCCTCACTGAGAGCAATTTGATTGCTACTATTTAAAATAGCAAAACTGTCTTGGCTATGTGCGTCAGCAGGCACACGATATGGTGTGATTCTGGTTTCTATGGTTGTACTAGCTGTAATAACATTTGAGTTAGCGAATCTGCTTTCACACTGTGGATCACCTTGTGTAGGATGCAGTACATCACTTTCACGTACAATGAATTTCCAATATTTGTAGCCTACACTGTTAATGCAAAATACAGGTGCACGACCAGTAGTTAGTGCTCGACCTGTTAGTCTATCAACTGGTCTTTGAATTACAAACCAATTAAAATAATTATCCAGAGTCTGACGTGTTTTTTGCATGACACTCCAACTACCTTCCCATACACCAAAAAACAAACCGCGATTGGTTATGGTCAATGCATAATTCAGTGGATATGCTTCTGGATATTCTGCCACACGTTTTTGTCTGTTAATAAATCCAACATCAGCAGTAACACTGGGATGAATTCTTAAATTTCCTGTGTAAGTTAATTCGCCTTTCAAGGTACTTGGTATGACATTACCCATAATACCAGCACGATCTATGTAAACACCGTCAGTGTTAGATACCTTAGGAATACGAGCAGCATCGCTGAACTGTACACTGGTTCCTGCATAAACAGCAGCCACTTGTTCTTCGATAACTTCAAAGACCAGTCTCCAAGGTTGCAGTTGATCAAAAATAAACTGAAGTTTTTCGTTGTCAGGTAGGCTTTGATTACTGCTCAACACCAAGTTAGCAGTTGTATGTGTGGTATTCATTGATACATTGGTAACAGTGACCGTGCCATCAATACTGCCTTGTTTACGCACTGTAACACTACCTGTGGCCGGACTAGCAGAAGGAGCAGCTAGTGCACTATAGGTAAACACTGTGCCACTAGAAACAGTGATAACAAAAATACCGTTATAATCTAGTTCATTGGCTCCTCCGACTATAACTGTGTCGCCATTGCTGAGATTGTGCGGAGCCGATGTAGTAACTGTTACTGTGGTGCCGGATCTAGTCAGACTGGTCAATGACAGCAACGGCGTGTAACTTATTACACGTTGACCGGTGTAAATGCTGGGCAAGAAACTATTTTGTGTGGTTAAACCATCAACACTTAGACTTTTAACATCCGATGTAGCACCGTTGACATTGGCAAAAACTCCAACAGCATCATTTAATGGATCTGCCGCGGCGCCGGCTTCTAAGATAGCAGTAAATGTATTTGGAATTTGAGTATCACCACTGGTAAATGATAATCCAGCTCCGGTACAAGTAATAACATCACCCTCATTTAGTGTAACATTATTACTGAAAGTCAGATATTGTGCTTCATCCACAAACACCGGATAACCACCGATGAATGGGCTATAAGTTGTATCAACTGAAGTATAAATTTTAATTGTTTTAACATCAGTAATTGTGGTATTAGCCGGTACTGAACCAGTGCCACTGACCAATGTAACACGCTGACCAATCTTGGCATTGCCGCTTAACCCAATGGTAATGTCTGTGCCCGCCTCGTTACCGCTACCGGTTATTTTAGACCAATACCATGCACCACCGCTGGGCCATGTGGTATTTGATATAGGACCTCCGGTACCTCCACTGCCGTTATTACCGTAAAAAGCTCGCCATTGCGAAACATTAGCTGCGCCAAATGACTTGGTGTTTACTGTGGCGCCATTATAACTGCTGCCCAAATATGTTGGTTTAAAACCTTTGCTACTGGTTAAATTTCCTGATAAGGTGATAACAGCTTGTTCACCGCTGATAAAACTAGTAGTGGCTGTACCACTAGGAGGCACAGTATAGATTGGATTACCTATAACTTCATATGAATTAATAGCACTGGTGCCTGCCTTGATTCCTGTAACTTGTAATACTAAAGGTTCGGTATAGGTGCCACCATCCAGTTGCACTTGATCCCCCACTGTATACCCAGAGCCATAGTTACTAATTGTAAAAACTGTTTCTCTAATAGGCCAAGAACCGTAGGTAACATCTGCATTGGCAATATTGCTAATTAGGCCTAGGGTGTTGCGGTACATGACATTGGCCACAGTAAATGCGCCGCGATAGGTTAGATCGTTAATTGCGTGCCAAACTACTTCTTTGGCACTGACCAGTCCATTACGCTCAACGCTGTAGAACTGTTGATCTGGCTTGTTTACTTCATAAACTGTTCTAAAGGAACGTATAGTCATTTATCAATTTCTCCTAGGCGGAATACGCATATTCCTAGATATATGTTATTTATCACGCAGTTAGATTGCGACCCATGAGCCGTCAACCCTGATATACAGAGTACTGGTTGTGGAGTTGTAAACTAACTGTCCATTGTAACCCGAGGCTGGCAAACTGGGCATCACTTCTAATCTACTGGTATTGCTGTCAGTTACAGCCGGGTAGTACCATAATTCCAAAGTTACCGGAGTAGCAGCCAGATAACTGTCTATGCTGGTCATAGTCACATAGATATTGCTGTTCGGTGGATCTTCTAAATTAGCAAATATGCTGTATTGTCGACTTTGGAAACTGCTGCCGTCATTTAATATAACTGTGCCGTCGTCGGTTAGGTGATCAGGAGTACCTATAAATGTATAGGGATTAGGTTCATTGCGAGCCGGAGTCCCAAAAACTTCTATTTTCACAGGTCTACTCACAGTCAATCCATAGACTACACTACTAACACCCAATTCCATTACAAATTGTACAGTACCATACCCTAAAAGTGTGGTTATGGTACGTGAATATTTCCTACGACGGATAGCGTTTTCTGGAGGGCCAGGAGCCCAATATGTAGGGCTTAGTTCTCCACCATAAGCAGTTAATATATGTCCTACACCAGGAATAGTAGTAGGCAACGTATAATTATTACCTACAGTGACTACATTACCAACAAAAAGATTACTGGTAATATTTGCACTGCCAACTACATCTAGAGCTACATTTGGCGTACTTGTACCAACACCAATGCGTTGACGAGTTACGTCAAAATAAATTAAATTACCTTCAATAGATAAATCGATCCCCTGGCGTTCCAGGTTACGAACTAGCATTGGGCCTGTTATACGTCCGATGGCCATGTGATTATCCTGTTATAGTAATTACACCAGATTTATAAAAATGATCGCCTGGCGGGAACGCTGCATTAGCGTGAAAATCAATGGTAAATGAATCACCTTCACTGGCAATGGCATCTGTAGCAATACCAACATTAAATGTAAAGTTACTCAATGATCCTATTACTGTGCTGATTGTGCCATTGTAAGGACCTGTAAAGTCTGCAGGACTAGCTCCAATATTAGCTTCAACCTTCCAATAAATTGTTCTTGACACTGTGTCAGTTATACTACAGGTTACTACAACATTGGCGCCTTCTGTCACTGGGTTAGGCAAAGCTGTAAAAGCTGTTATGATTGGATCCGGGGGTGGCAAAGGATCATATATGGTCACTGCTACTTCAACACTGGTAGTGACCACTGTGCCCGAGGTACTGTTTTCCATAACATCTACATAAAAGCGTTCGCCACTGTCTTCAACTGCATCACTGGCCACTGAAACTATAAACGACCCTGTGTTGCTGTTAATAGTAAAACTACCAGTCTTGAGATTGCCTGCATTATTTTCACCGCCGGTAATGTCTACGTAACTAGCCGGCGGTGTTCCTGGCATGACTCTATAATATAACACAGTACCGTTAGGTATGTTCAGCGTATTAACAGTAAACAATACAGGACTACCTTCTACCACAGTGCTGACATTACCAAATACAGCATACAATGGACCGCTAGGAGGTGTGTAAATACTGTAGTCTTCTGGAATTAATTCCATCGGCTCCCCGGGCATGGTGCCATGCAAAATCACAATAGGATGCCCATCCGGTGGTGGGCTAGTAAAGGTAATTTCGTACCCATCGATGTTATAAGCTACACCGGGATTCTGAAATACATTGCCAATAAAAACTAATATATAAATTTCGTTACCAGCAGGGTAGCTATAGCGCATGGGACCAAAATTAGTCTGTGTACCATTACCGTAAAATGTATCTTTATGCGGATACTCAATGTCACCGCTGCCTGCAGCCAGTGGCCGCCATTTACCTTTATAATAGGCTTCGATACGTTTACGAGTATTATTAAATCTCATGAGTCCTTCAACAGGATCATTAGGTCCTATACTCGTGTATCCAACTGGCATGCGTATGCTGTAGCTGGCTGACCTTAGTTCTCTATTTTTGGCGTAACGCCCCATATTAGATTCCGATACTACTTACTGTAGCTACTACTCGAACATTGGCTAATGACACATTAGCTGGTAAAGTTAAATTGGCTTGCAAACTGTCTCCGTTTTCCAACATTAACTTTTCTGTATCAACTACATAAGTGTCATGAACTGTAAGTGGGGCTTCGTAATAGATAGCATTATTAACTGATGCTGAATTTCCACTGGGGACAGCATATAGTGTGAAATGCACAGCAAGATTTCCGCTATTACAAAGATACATAGCAGTAACCACACTGCTACCTACGCTGGTGTAAATAGGAGTAGGTACGTTGCTAAGTAATGTGCTAGTTAATGCCATAATGTTATCCTATAGTACCAAGGCAAATACCAATGCTTTGCGTTTGGTTATTAATTCTTTATTGTCTGACCTTGAATTTGTTACATACAAGCCGGCTTCACCAGCTTCGGGCTCACGAGCAGTTAATACCGTGGCATTTGCCTTTACAGTAACATTTTCGGTGATATGACTTATTTGTATACCGGTATTTCCTACTGTGCCATTCCATCCCGGCCTAAGAACAATATTGTGTGGACTTAATGATCTAATTTCCCAATTTGTATTACTGTAGACATCACCAGTGGTATAAAGATGCCCGCCTAGGTGAGGATCAGCATCATCCTCAACTCTCACCATAATATTAGACCAGGTGTAACAGTCGTTTTTAACTTGCCAGCGGTCAATGGCTTCCTTCCATTGAATACCCACTGTGCATTCGTCACCGCGTCTAACCTCTAAGCCTGCATCAAGTACAGGAACACCTGTGGTAAGATTAGCCTGGAGTGTTACAATATTATCACTGATTAAGGTATCAATACTTTTAATATTACTAAAAGTGCCAATGACATAGAGATTACCATTGAGGTAGATGTCACCATTACCATTATTGGCCGTGATGGAAATTCCACCACCATAGGTATCTAAACTATAACTACCGGTAATTCTATCTGCTGAACTCATATTATGGGATTTTAGATATTTATGCTAAAACTATGTAGAAAAAAATAGCACCCGAAGGTGCTATTTTCTTAAGAGCTAAAATATTAAGCCACATTACCAGTAATATCGATGTTACCCGAGAATACACTGGTATTACCAGACTCTTCAACTTGAACAAAACTATCACTGGTGCTGGTACTAAAGTTCCAAGGTCCTGTAAACAACACTGCACCAGCTGTGTCTACAGACGTAAGTTTACGACCACTGATTTTGGTAACAAAACCTAGTGTACCATCATCGGCCTTGGTCTTGATAGTCATGTCTCCGGCTGCTAGACTGCCATCGGCCTTGTTGGTTAGGCGACAAACAGCTTCTGTACCAGCTGCATCTACGCAACGAAATTTTTTAGATCCTAGCTGCTTGACTATAGCGCCATCAACTGATGCTGTGCCATTATGAAAACGAACACGGATGTTATTGTTGTTATCAAATCCAAAATATCGACTATTAATTGGGCGTCCCATTTGTTTTCTCCTTAATAAGGCGTTCTAGGCCTACGGGGTGGGTATCCCCATAAACTTTTATAAGCGAACATAGTATTTACCATTTTTATTGACTTTTAGACAGGAATCTTGTACAGTATAAATATGTGTACCGATCCGGCAAGAGGTCATCTATGAGATTAATTTTAATTACATCCCTAACAGCTATTGCACTCACTGGTTGCGTTACTACCAAAGAGCAACTCTACTACGAGACTGCTAAAAGTATCAGCAAAGACAACACCATGAGTCAAACGGCCTGTTGGGCGGCCATCAGCGATATTGCCAAAGGCGGCAGCGAAGGCGCCAAAGTTGGCGCTATTAGTCTTGCTGAAAAATGCAAAAACGAAACAGTTCGTATTGAACCCCCAAAACGTAACTGGATAGGCCTTTAAGATTAGCACACAAACAACAAAAAACCGCCTTTCGGCGGTTTTTTGTCCTTCCCATCCCTTGAGAAGATTTTTCCGATTTACTGGAATGAAAGACCACTTACACCAATTGACTCGAGGTAGTCAGCAGCGTTACCGAATGAGCTGGCTGTGTTAGTCAACTCAACATATCCGTAACGTGTCATAAAGCCAACTACTGGCTCAAATGTAGCAGGATCAAGCACAACACCACTGCTCATCAATGGAACATATGGGCAATAAAACGCAGCAGCATCAGCTTCGCTAGTGCCTTTGTAACCGATCAATACAGAGGTTCCTGTTGTTGCATAGCTATCAACATAGATCTTCATAGCGCCATTTAGTGTACCAACAAACTTGGTGTTGGTTGGAGCTTCGAATGTACCTTCTGTGGTACGTGCAAACGCACTTGTAGTTGCGCTCTGTAGCACTGTGAGTGCTTCTGGGCTAACAACTGCCCAGTTGGCTGCGCCACGACGTGTACGCTGAGCGATCAAGTTTGCAGCACGATTGATAACAACCGCTAGAGCAGCATGCTCATCACCAACGAATGTGGCTGTGCCGCTGACTGTAGCTTGGTTATAGTTCAATGTGTTAGGAGCTAGTGAACGTAGGCTACCTAGGATTTCCTGGTCGATTTCAACTGTGATTTCCTGTGCAAGAGCAGCCATGATTTCTGCTTCAACGTCAATTCCGTGCATGGCTTGTGCGTCTTGAGCAGCTTCAAATGTCCAACGTGCACTCAATTTACGTGTCTTAGCTTCTACAACTTGCTTCATGATCTGCACATTGATCTTACGACCTGGTAAACCTTCAAGTGCACTGGTGCTATCTGCTTTACCTGTGGTTAGGCTACCAGAATAGGCAGTAGCAATCTTGAATGGGCTAAGTGCTTCGTCACCGGCTGTTACATCTGTATCAAATGGTGCACCTGCTGTAGCGTTGGCACTGTCGGCATAACGCACACGTAGTGTGTGGATCTGAGCAACTGGACCAGTCATGGGTTGTACACCAACAATCTCGTTAGCGATAACTGTAGGCATTACACGACGAATCACTGGCAGAATTACACGGTTCAATGTGCTGATGTTGCCGCTAGCGGTAGCACCTGCACTGGCACTTTCTGTCAAACTCTTACGAGTATTTTCAAGGATAATACCCATTGTGGTACGGCGATTTCCTTGCAAGCCTTCGAGCAGGGCTTCTTTAGTTTCGCCCCAACGGCTTTCTAATAGTTCTTGTGTCATTATTTTCTTTCCTTTAAGGTTAAACTATTATTTCAACCCTGCCAAACGCTTGAGCTCAACAACGTTGTTCTCAGTAGCAGTTTCTTGGGCTGCTGCTGGTTTAGCAGTTTTATCTCCTGTGACTTCTGAACGACTTTCGGCTATGATAGACTTTTCTTCTTTTCTAGCACCAGTGTTCAATACCGCAGGAAGATACTTCTCAAATGCAGTCTTCAATTTTGGAGTCTGCACACTTTCTAGAAGTTCGCGCATGACCGCTTGCTTCTCCTTTACTAGAGTACCGAGTAGCTCGTCTATGACAGCACGACGTCCTTGGCCCTCTTTGATCACGCGGATCTCGCGTTCTTTTGATTCAACAATGCGCTCAGCTTCGACCTTGGCCTGTGCGGCTTCAGCCAACTGCTGCTCTTGTTGTTCGATTACTTGCTTGAGCTTGGCTAGTTCACGATTCTCATTGAGATGAGTTAGTGAAAACTCGCTGGCAAAAGCTTCATAGATACGACGACCAAACATGTTCTCACGAGCTTGTTGGATGTCTTCACGTAGTTGTGTTAGTTCGGCACCTAACTTCATGCTTACTGATTCTTTAACTAGGCGTGCGCTTTGTTCAATAAAGCGTTTTTGTAGTTGGTCTAACTTGGTGCGAGCTTCTGCTACCAGGCGAACCTTGGTTTCTACAACTGCTTTCTTGTCTTGGCTAAATTCACGAATTTCTTCTGCCAGCGCACGGACAATGAATTTCTCTAGTCGCTGATAGTTTTCTTTCTGAACTTGACGGTCGCTGCGTAGTTCCTTGACTTCTTCGGCTAGTTTACCAACCATAAAGTCATTAAAACGACCTGCACTTTCGATCATGTGATTTTTCATACGCACACGATCTTCAACCATAGCTTGCTTCTCACCTACAAATTCTTCAATTTCTTTAGCGAGACTTTCAGTAACCATTGTGTCTAGTGCTTCTACCATCACCTGCTTGTCGTGTTCATAACGGCTGGCCATTTCTTCACGTAGCTCAGCACGGATCTGTTCACGAGCTTCTGTTAACTTGGCCTCCCAGGCTTCGTTAATGGCTGCTCGTGTATCCTCGTTGATGATACCGCTATCTAGCAATGGTTTTAAAGCGTCAAACATTGCGGTTTCTCCTTAGATTTTAAGGTCCTTGATCAAGCGTACTACTTGCTCTTTCAAATACCGTTGCACTTTTTGATTTTCTACTGCTTCACCGGCTATCTCTAGCGATCTATGACCATGACGCATGTTTAACAAACCTTCATATATGGCCTTAGGATATGCATGCGGAGCACTTGGCTGCGCTACCACATCTACGGTGACTATTTCAAACTCACTGACGTGCCCAGTGGATTCTGATACATTGCCGCTTCCGCGGCTGCTAACACCCAACTTAACACCACTTTCTAACATGGTCTTAACCAGTTGCCCCATGGGTGTTGGTAGGATTTTTAATTTGCCATGGCCAGCAGGACCATCCATCCACATCTGTTCAATCATGTGACTGACACGATCTAGATTGATTTTTAAATCATCCGGATGATCGACTTCGCCTAACACACTGTATCCACCCTTGATCTGTTCATTGATTGTGTTAACAGCCTTGGCTATTTCCTGTACAGGGTAAACACGCTGGTTAGCATTTTTTACCCCACCCTCAATGAAAATACCTTTCATGTATAGATTCTTACCGGAGCCGTCACGGTTATCTTCATGCAAGACTTCCATCTTGGCATGATCAAACGTTAATTGTTCTCTTAGGTAAGCCATATTTGGATATTACTTGGCTAGAGGACTACGAGCGTTTACGCTTTGCTCACCCGACTTGGCTGCAGCCTTGTCTGAGTAACCTTTGCTTTTGGCGCCTGGAACATTTTCATAGCTACCGGCATGTGGAAGATTGCCCTTGCCTTTAGCATACTGATTGCTAGGATGTGGAGTAGCCTTGCCGTCGGCTGCTTGCTCTGCACCACCTTTCAGTGTGCTAGCAGTAGTGCCACCCATGTCATTCTTGCCGGCTACAATACTTTTGGCATTTACCGCAGGCTTACTGCTGCTTTGTGCACCAACGGTGTTACCTTCTTGGTTAGCAGGACTAGCAACTTTATCTACATACTCACGTACCATGGCAGGATCTACAGCTTCTTCTTTAGGCTCTTCGCCGCCCATGTCATCCATGTCAGCATGCTCTGGCTCATCCATTTCGTCGGCCATGAGCTTGTCGAATTCGGCTTTGAGTTCGTCAAGTGCTGACTCAAGATCCATAACTCTATCTTCTAGCTCACCTTCTCCGCCCATGTCGTCCATGTCATCCATGCCTGGCTCAGCCATGTCGTCGGGCATTTCTGCATCCATCTCTATGTCGTCACCGCCCATGCCCATTTCGTCATCAGCTTCGGCCATGCCTTCTTGATCAGCATCGATCTCATCGATTAAACTGTCAACTTCGCTCATTTCGTCTTGTGGTTCTTCGTCAATGAGATTCTCATAAATCTCACGGCTTTTTTCTACAACGATTTGATGAAAAAGCTCACGAGCTTTATCTTCTTGCTCATTGATGATATATTCAATTAACTGTTCATACTTGTTCATTCTGAGAACTCCTATTAAATTAAGTACAACTATATTGAGTATTTACATAATATTGTAATATTATGCTTAATATGGTGGTTTTTTGAGGGATTTTAATTACAAACCAGGTACTGCGCCGGCTGCTGCCGCAGGTTTATACTGTTTTGATAGGCCTTCGACCTTTTTTTGTTCTTCATACTTACGCACATCGTTCATCATTCGAAGGCGTTTGATTTGAGCCAAAGTAAGTTTACTCTTACGCATGTCTCGCATTTTTTTAACTGAATTATCGCTTTTTTGGTCTTGATATACCGGCGTATAATCCTCAAATAAATCGTTAATAAACATACTATCTATTTATACGCTATTGAGGAATTCCGGTAGGGGCTGCAGGAACGCCAGCAGGCGCTGCCCCGGCAATTGGACTAGCAGTTGCTCCTGGTGGTGCACCAGGAATTGCACCGGCTTCTTGACCACCTGGTGCACCAACGGCTTCTAATCCCGGTATAGCTTCGGCTGTTTCTAAATCACCTGATATAGCACCGGGCGTAATACCAACACTGCGTAGCCCAACATCACTAGCAGCAGTATCGTCGACTTCTCCTTGCTCTTGTAGCCACATTTCCTCGTTTTCTTGCATTTCTTGTTCGCTTAAGCCAAGATAACGCTTCATTAAGAATCGTTTGCTAAAGTACGGCACTTGTTCTAACTGTCCAAATACATTTATTCTGGCTGCATCAACTTCGACTTGTCTGTGTTGGGCGAAATTCTGTGGTTCATTTAATTGTAGTTCAAACAATTGACTATCGATATTGATACCTCGCCAACGCATAAACAACTTAAATTCATTGTCTAATTTATTAGCAATCATGTTCTGCAAACGAACACAATAACGATTAAAACGCCATTCCTGTATTAAGGCTGTACCCACACGCCCATCATTATAGCTTTGTGTGCCATCATCTAAGCCAGTAGGCAAATAACTACTAGGTATACGCAGCCCTCTAAACAGTTTATTAGTGAAAAATCTTAGATCAGTGATTTCGCCTAGATTTTGTCCGCCTTGTAGCACATCAACACTGGATCCACGCCCGTCGGCTGTTTGCGGAAAGAAAAAATCTTCATTAGTACTGATGGGATTATATGTGGCATCCATCATGCTTACACCACCACCAGTTTGTGTAGGAATCCTGCGCTGATTAATTTCGTTTTTGATTTTTTCCACAAAAGCCATAGCCATATGACTAGGCATGTTCCCTACGTCAATTTTAAACACGCGACGTTCTGGAGCACGCTGAACACGATAAATGATTATGGCATCTTCGATGAGTTCTTTTTGTTTAAAGACTTTAAAGATGTTTTCTAGTACACTGTTACCAAATGGCCAAAATATATCTAGTCCTTCAGTTAAACTTAAGTGTACCACATGCTTGGCGTCGACTGCGATTTCGTTTTGGCTGTGAGTAAATCTGCTGCCGCCTGTGAATGGAGCATTGGGTTGAATATAGGCTCCATTGGGTCCACCAACCTGTGGATGATTAATGTAAGTATCGCTGGTGCTAACTGCGGTCACAGTCAAGTTTTGTAAATTAGGCTGTATGTCTTTAAGTACATACTGCTCTGGTTCCTTGCCTTTGGCTTCGTTTACAATGATTTTAGTGACCTTGCTCATTTCAACCCAGTAGAGTTGAAATGTTTCAGGGTCTCTAACAAAAACTTGATCACCATATTTTAAAGTATTACGTACCAGCTTAAAAATTCTACGATCAAGTTCATTGAGTGTGATCCATTGTTGGAGCTGCTCTTTGATAATCTCAACTTCGGTATCAGTGGGTTTGTCTTTATAGTTTATATTAAAAGGAATTCCGGTGGTAGTATCAGGTTGGCTACTAAATTCTGCCAGAATATCCAGTGCAGCATTTACTTCTGAATCCATGTCCATTTGTTCATATTGATTGTATCTATCAATACGATTAGGGTGCCCGGTATAGACTTCAGGTAAACTACTTTGATAGTTTCGATAACTGGCATTACTTGTTATAGTTGCAGTCATGCTATTACCTAATGGGCTAACTAAGTTAGCGTTAGGGGCTTTAAAATATTTGCGCCAGGTCATTGGTAGTCTTTCTATATACAGTTATTTATGGTTTAGCTTGATGCATACAATATTGACTGTTGCAAATCTCGTTGTTCACGCATGTAATTTAGCATATCGTTGTACTGATCCATCTGTAATTTGCCAAGCATGATTTGCTCTTGCAAGAGATTTTTTAAATCTCCTAGATCGTTATTCGACTTTGTATAACTGCTCATTTGTGAATTACTTATAATTTCACCAGACGACTGTGGCCTAAATAATTCCGGGCCTCGTTCACCCACTAGGTAGGTTGAAGAAGGATTCACAGGTCCACCAGCAGCTCTAGCCGGTGGGCTAAAAGTAGCTGTCGTACCTGCACCAATTAGAAATCCTGCACTGGCTCCTAGTTTGCCACCAATGGCCATACCTAACAGTGCCCCGGGTGGACCGCCAGCTAAGAATCCTAATATGGCTCCACCAATTACACCCAGCAGCCCGCCAACTAATGCCCCTACTAATCCGCCAGCAACTTCTTTCATTAATTGAACTATACCTCCCATGCTATTAACAAACGATTGAGTAGTAGCAATAATGCTTTGTAATGCAGATGAAAACTGCGGCAAATATGCTAAAATTTCGTTCTCGAACTGCACTCTGAAGTTCTGCACTGCTTGTATAGTAGAGTTAGTGGCATTTGTTAGTGCATCTGCTGTATTTTTTTGTCCATCTACTGCTTGCTGTGCAGACAGCACAGATTTTTCAGTAATGGCGTCTGTTTCTCTTAATTTGTCGGCACCTTGTCTACTTGCATCACCTACTATTCCTGTTACACCTGCTATTCCAGCAATACCAATCGCTCTTAAACCTTCAAGGTTATTTCGCATTTGGTCATTACTTCTTCCTTGTAGAATTTGATAATCTTTAACGTTAACGTTACCAGATTCCAACAAACCGACAAAACCTTCTATGCCGTTTTTAATACCTTGATTTGACGCCATTAACACATTTGATGTAACGTCTGTAACCGTGCCTAGTGTAAATAATTGATTAATTGCTCTTTTTTCGGCTTCGCTTCTTGTAGCTATAGCGGCTTCATAAGCAGCAGTAATTCCAGGAGACCTTTTTTCTAATTCTTGCAATTTTAATCTGACCGCGATTTGACTACTGGAGGCCTTGGCCTCTTCCATTTTTCGTTTAGCGTCTTCTCCGGTTATAGCTGCAATAGTACGTAAATTAGTGGCATAATCTGATACAGCTCTGGCCACTGCATTAGGATCCTGCATGTCTGCGCTGTTGGCTCTACGCATGATTGCTAAAACATCTGCTGTTAATGCGGCCTGTTCCTCGAAACTATAGCCTAAATTTAGTAATTGTGTTTGTATACCACTTGTCCTAATCACCTTACCCACGTTACCTAAGGCTCTAGCAGCTTCACCTACACTTAGTCCAGATTCAGCTAAAGTACGACTATTAGAGCTTATTACAGAGCCGAATTGTTGTATAGTAAGTCCTGCTTGATTGGCACTGTTTCTTAGTCCAGTCATACCATCAACAAATAACGCTCCTGCTTTGCTGCTGTTTCTAAATTGTTCTACAGTTTTTTCTAATTCACGAACAAATATACCAACAATCGAACTAAATGCGCCGCCTACGATAGGAATTTGATTAGCAAATGTACCAAGAACATTACCTACGGCACCAATTTCGTTGCCGTTGCCTTGTAAGAAATTCCCTGCGCTAGAGATTATATTACCAAATGCAGTTCCGACCTCAGTGGCAGTTTTTTTAAATGCCGTTAAACTGTTTATAGTACCAGCAATAGCGATTTGCTTGTCTGCATAACTTTTATTTTCTTGAAGAATCTTTCGTTCTTCACGTGTGCCATTTTTAATAGTATCGCTGAGTTGTTTTTTATATTCATCATTGATATTTTTAGAAACGTTCGCAAGTTCCTGATTATGCCTGAGCAAGACCGAGGTAATCTTGCCCATTGGACTGGTTTGTTTTTTAATTTCGTTAGAATATTGTTGCAGACGCTGGATGAAATCAGACACCGAACCTACATTAAAGGATCTAGTACCAGCAGGGGCGCCAGAGCCGGCCATGGCTCTGGCTATTTCATTGGCTAAACGTTCATAATCAAAATTATCCACAAATATCCCGATAAATACTAACTCAAATTATATTTATAGGAAAAAATTCATGTCAGGTCAATCCAATCCCTTGAGCGGATATTTTCGACAACCAGCCATATATCTCTCATTGCCCAGCCGAGGACGATGGTGGGATCAAGGATCAATTGATTTGCCCAGCAACGGAGAAATCCCAGTCTATCCTATGACAGCCAAAGACGAAATAGTGATTAGAACGCCAGACGCTCTACTAAATGGGCAAGGCGTAGTTGATGTTATCCAAAGCTGTTGTCCAAATATTAAAGATGCATGGAAAATGCCCAGCGTAGATGTTGACACGATACTGATTTCTATACGCATTGCCACGTACGGCAACACCATGAATTTTAACAGCCAATGTCCGCATTGCAAAGAAATGAACACCTATGAGGTAGACCTTGGCGGTCCGTTATCTAATATTCCCAAGTCTGATTACAGCGATGTGTTAGAGTATCAGGATCTGAGCATAAAATTAAAACCTCAGCAGTTTTTTAATGTAAACAAAGCCAATATGCTTAATTTCGAAGAACAGCGCATGATAGAGGCCTTAAACGACACTACATTAAGTCAAGAAGAAAAATCAGCACAAATCACAGTTAGTATGTCCAAAATCATTGAAATGGGCATATCGGGATGTGCCAATAGCACAGAGTATATTGATTTACCAAATGGCACCAGAGTCAGTGATGTAAAATTTATCGAAGAATTCTATATAAATGCAGAAAATCGAGTAGTAAAATTAATACAAGAAAGAATTACTGAACTAGTACAGCAATCAAAAATCCCAGCAATGCACATCCGTTGTGATGACTGTGACAAAGAGTACGACAGCGAACTGGAGTTTGATTACGCTAATTTTTTCGCAAAAGGCTTTTAGCTCTAAAAGATGAAGCTACGATTGTAAATTTATTAGAAGGTTACGATCGAGAGATAAAAGCCATAAGGGAAGAATTGCTTCGAATGTGCTGGTTCATGCGTGGAAGTATTAGTTACACAGAAGCTATGATGTTAAGTAGTTCTGATAGAGAAATAATCTCAAAAATTATAAAAGAAAATTTAGAAACAGCCAAAGAAAGCAAAATGCCTTTCTGGTAACAAGATTTGCAAGCAAATCTATTTCTTTCGCTTGCGCTCAGAAATCTTTTTCCTTACACAGTTAACTGGGCATTCATCCAGATAATTCAGTCATAATTTGCCCGCTAGGAGCAAATTATGATGACGCCTTCATCCGAGTGCATCAGTCACTGATTGGAAGAGTTGTTTATTCAACAGGAGGCGGTTGACCTGTACCCCCATACTCTCGCCTTTGCATGTCAACGGAACCCTAATTGCACTATTCAGCAGCATAATCAGAGCCTACGGTTGTATCTTTTTCACAGAGCCGTAACCATTTGAGACCTTAAGTTGGTTTCTTGCCTTGCAATGCCCAAGATCCGGCGGTAAACAAATACAGCCTCAATGGGAGTCGAGCAGCCCCGACTAAACACTATTGCATGATATGATCAACGGCACAAGGCCGCTATGGAGTTCTTATTAAGATTAAGGAATTGTTCTAGATCGAATATTTGCCAGACTTGGTGTCGTTGAGATCTATATATAAATGAGCTAAGGGTAGGGTCCCAGTTTTGATTTTGTGGTACTGCAACATAAGTGCCTTTTCGATTAAACTTCATGAACAAAATGTTAAAATCACCGTCGTCAGCTACATCTAACATCTGTTCAATCCAAGAATCTAATTGTCGGCATGAGCCTGTGAATAATTGATGAAATGGAAAATCTGCGTAATTTTTTGCTTCAGCGTTCATACGACCGAAACTGGGTCCCGGAACTATGTCGCCTTTGCTGTGCCTAATTTGAGCCTCTGATAAATTGTCTTTTCTTGCTGTGTTCTTACCACCTATGTAAGCACCAGAGTTGGTAACACGAATGAAACTTTCACCAAACAGATCTGATAACCTTTTAGCTACGTCACGTTCGAATTGCGAACCCTTATTTTTGGACTTAGATGGCATTAATTCAATTACTTATGATTCAATTGAGATTTTCATGGGTGGCTTGTGCAAGCTATTATCTTGTTTATTGTGTAATATTATAAATGTTCGTCCCACTAAACCTCGACTTCGGTACTATACGTTGTAAAACCATTCTGTTTGGTCACACGCAGTATATTACCTACTCTACTGACTAGCTCGTCTCTATGACTTACCAGCCACACACTCTTTCGGGCATCTCTACTGATCTTCTTAAGTATGGCCAAACTACTTTCCATACCTGAAGCATCTAAGCCCGAATCTACTAGTTCATCAACAAATAGTAGATTCATTTTGTGATATAAACTTTCATAAACATCACGAAATGCCCAACTTAGGCTTAGGATTAATCGATTACGCTCTCCCCTTGAAAGATTATCGAAATCTAAATCTCTACCTAACTCAGTTATTTCCACGCTTAGATCATTCTTGAACGCTACTTGATGTGGTAGGCCAATTTTCTCTAAGTAATAACCAAGTCGTGTATTTAAGTAATTCAAGTTCTGATCAATAATTTTCTTGCGAATAAAACTGTCTTTGTTGGTTA